CATGTCAGTCTCCTTTGAAGTCGCTCACTTTGAGCACGGGTTTGTCCAGGGCCAGCAGCATCCACTCGAGCGTCTGCTTGAGGTCCTGCGGGGTTTCGCTGCCCAGGGTTGCTGGGGCGTAGCCCATGAGTGAGCCGTCGTCCTCGTAGAAGACTTCGTGGATTTCGACCCACGGCTCGTTGCCGTTCTCGTGGGCCAGGTCGATCAGGCGGTAGTTCCAGTGCATGGTGTCCTCATATCGGGTTAGGTGTTCGGGGCTGCCCATAGGGGATGGGCGGGGCGTACTCGGTCACAGCTTGACCTCGTGGGTGTCGTGTTCGTAGTTGATCTGAACCCCCAGTTGCAGGATGTGCCGGAGGTCGGGCTCGGTGAGCGTTGCCTGATGCAGCAGGCTGGCGAAGGTCTTGGCCTTGGGGCAGGCCGGGTAGTAGACGACCTTGCCGTAGAGGGTTCGCGGCTTGATGGTGATCGTGAGTGCTGCGGATGGGTTGTCCATGGGGGTCACCTTGCGAAGCGTTGGGCCAGATACTCGTGGTATGCAGCCTCGGGGTCATCTGAGTCGAAGGGGTTGGGGGTGTCCTCGAGCTCGAATATGAAGGGCTCGTCGTCCGCAAAGTCGGTGTCGCGGGGCGAGGGAATGGTGATGAGATGGGTTCGATCCATGATTGGAATCCTCCTTTCGAGGGGTGGTTGGTGATTGGGGTTACTCGGGGATGGCCGGCTTGCTGGCTCGGTAAGCGATCCACAAGGCGTTGGGGGCGTCCAGCCCTTTGGCCTCGAAGGCATCCAGCAGCTCCACAATCTGCTCGTGGGTCATGCCTTCGTATTGCTCGAAACCCGCCGCGCCTTGCTGGGCGTTCTTCCATGCCACCATGCTGCGAGGCAAGGGCATGTCCGTGTGAGGGATGTTGCCGCCCTGGACTCGCAGGCTCTCGATGGTTGACCGGACGCGCTGATACTCAGGCTCAGTCCACGACGATGGCAGGTCGGCCATGAGGGTGTGGTATTCCTCGAAGGCCTGGTCTCGCTTGTTGATCTTGGTCGGCGCTGGCTGTGATCGCTGCGCTTGGGTGTTCAGTGTTTGGCGCTCGTACTCAGCGAAGAGTTTGCGGAGCAGGGCGGTTACCGGCACGAATTCATGCTCAGCAGCAGCGACCATCCGGGCGTGCTCGTCGTCAGGCAGGCGAAGGTTGACGTATTTCATGGCTGGAATCTCCTAACAGGCAGTGTGAACGAAGTGTGTTTTGAACACACTCAAAGTATACACGGAATATACGCAGAACACACTAACAGCAGGTGTTTTTTGGGCGTGTCTTGCCTAAATATTAAGCAAATAGACAAGACAGACGGGCGTCGAGACAGATGGCCAAGACAAGGCGCGTTCGTAAGTGGTTGATTTATATAGGAAAAGACAACAAGACAGTTTTGGGAAACGATCAGCCAGAAATTAGGAGGTAGAGAGGGTATGTCGCCATGGGCTTGACCCCCTCTCTCCCCTCCAAAAGTCTCTGACCCTCTAAATAGCTGTCTTTTTGTCTTTTTGTCTTGAGTGAGTGAGTGAGAGTCTTGAAAGTCATGGAAAATCAACAACTTAGCGCACCACGGGACTCAAGACAGAACTCAAGACAGTTTTGGAGGCTGTCTTGAGTTACCTACTAACATACACACGTACTGGTCAGGCGGCGATGGCGGCCTTGGACTCGGCCTGCTGGGCCTTGGCTTCCTTGGTGAAGTACTCGGCACCAGCGACCAGCTCGACGGCGGCGGCCTTGAGCTCCATCAGCTTGGACAGGGTGGCGTTGGGCTTCTGGGCTCCGGTCTTCTTGTCGGTCGTGTAGCCGCCCGACTTGGACAGCTTGACCTTCATGATGCGGGCTTCCATCTGGTCGGGCAGGGACTCGAAGGCGGCGCGGTTCGAGATGACGATGGGCTCGCCCAGTTGCGCGGCGAAGTACTCGCCAGCGGGCTTGTAGTTGCAGGTCGGGAAGGCGGCTTGCTTGGCGATGGCTTGGAGCCCGCCGTTGGCGATGCCGGCGCGGGCGGCCTGGCCCATCTTGCCCTTGGCGTTGGCCAGGGCCATCTTGGTGTAGGGGGAGGCTTGGTGCACGACGCTGAGCTGGCGCTCGGTCTTGGTCTTGCCGATGACGTCGATGATGGCGGGAGTGAATTGCGCGAGTTCCATGATGATTCCTTTGTGGAAGGGGTGATTGAAATGGACTAAGGCGATGCACACGGTATGCGCATCGTGTAGCCCACTTGCGTGGGGCTTTCGGGCTTGCTGTTCTTGGCGCCCGTGGATGCCTCACCGACCCTTGTGCATAGGTGGCCGGTACCTGCTAACGTCTTTCCGCTAGTCTCTGCCCGCAGGGATTCTTACCCGCTGGGTCAGCGCAGTCCCTTTACCCCGAAGGGTGACGCCCACCTGAGCGCCGGGTCGGCCGTGCCATAAAGGCCCGGTTGCATTGTCGGATGCGCTTTGAATCTCGCACCTATGGGCGTGCCAATAGCCCATGACTCCAGATTGTTAAAGATCGGCGGGTCAGTCCACGCCAGTCCCTCACAGCCCCGAAGTGCCGCCCGAGCCCCGTAGTGCTCAGAAAGAAGAACCTTTGCAGTCACGGTGCGATCACCGTCCCACTGTAGGCGCAGTTCCTAACGGCCTGCCCTACACCATAGGCGCAACTCCTAACCGACACCCCCGGTGGTGGGTCCAATCGCTCCGTGGCCCCGCCCCCGCGCCTACGGGGGCCTCACATCGCAAGCCCAAAATTCACGACATACACACGTTCCCAAAGTCCACAACGCCACAGAACCCCGCACTCTCACGGCCGACCCCTTCACAAAACAGCAAAACCCCCTACAATGCACATACACACGTACCCCCTAACACCATGAACTTCATCAAGAACGTAGGCAACTGGGCCCTCCTGATCGCTCTGTCGGCGGTGCTTGTCGTGGGCATCGGCTTCTGGTCGCGCCTCATGAAGCTCCTGTTCTGCATTGGCTATGGCTGCTGAAATGACCCGCAGGAACGTCTTCCTGCCAGACCCCCTCTACGACAAGGCCACCAAGCTGGCCGAGCGCAAAGGCGTCAAGACCGCCGACATCATCCGCACCGCGTTGGAGAAGTACCTCCAGGCCGTGGAGAAAGCCGAGGCCGCGCGTGCTACCCAGTGAAGTTGACATCGGCGACGAGCCGCTCGAGTGGCGCCCGGCCACAAAGTCGTTCCCGCAGATCAGCGAGGAGATGGTCAGCTCCATTGCCCTGGGCATGGAAGACGAGCTGGTCGTTGCTGCTAGACACGACATGTCTGTGGAGCAATACCAGGAGCTGCAACGTCAACCCTGGTTCCAGGCACAGGTAGCCGCCAAGCGGGCCGACCTCGAGAAAAACGGCGTCACCTTCCGCGCCAAGGCGGCATGGATGGCCAGTGACCTGCTCGACCAGGTCTACCTCCAGGTGTCATCGAACGACGCCTCTCTGGCTCAGAAGCACGACGTGCTCAAGACCCTCATCAAGGCCGGCGGCCTCGAGCCCAAGGACGAAAAGCAGAAGGACACTGGGCCCACCTTCGCCATCAACATCGACCTGGGCGGCGGGCAGTCCATCTCCCTGACCAGCGGCAACACAATCACCCCGCAGGCCCCGCCCACCATCGACGTGGAGACGAAAGAGCTTCCTGAATGAGCAGTACCTACAAGCCGACCGAGACCCAGCGTGACTACATGCTGGACCCCCAGTACGTCCGCGTGCTCGCGGGCCCGGTGGGTGGTGGCAAGTCCGTCACCTGCGTGCACGAGCTCGTGCGCCTGGCCTGCGGGCAGGCTCCCAACGCGCAGGGCAAACGCAAAACGCGGGCGGTCATCGTGCGTAACACGGCCGACCAGCTTGCGCTCACGACGCGCAAGACCGTCTTCGACTGGCTGCCCCCGGGCCAGGCAGGGGTCTGGAAGGCGGTGGAGAAGACCTTCATCCTCATCGCCAAGCTGCCAGACGGCACGGTGGTGGAGTCGGAGTGGCTGTTCATCGCGCTCGACACCCCGGACGACGTGCGAAAGGCGCTGTCGCTGGAGACCACATTCTTGTGGGGCAACGAAGCCCGGGAGCTGCACCCGGACGTCGTCGACGGCCTGCTCGGTCGTCTGAACCGCTACCCGTCGATGAAGGACGGTGGGCCCACGCGGTCTTGCGCGCTCTTCGACACCAACATGCCCGACGAGGACACCTGGTGGCACGACAAGATGGAGAACCCACCGTCGAACTGGGCGGTGTACAAGCAGCCCCCGGCCATCATCAAACCCGAGCGCTTCATGGAGGAGTTCGGCGAGGAGCCCGAAGAGGTCCTGCTGGACAAGGACGGCGGCGAGTGGGTGGTCAACCCCAAGTGCGACAACTACGACCACCTGCCCAAGCAGTACTACCCCAACCTGATCCCAGGCAAGACCGAGGACTGGCTGCGCGTGTACCTGCGGTCCGAGTACGGGCGCTCGCTCTCGGGCACACCGGTGTACGAGAAGACCTTCGTGCCGGACTTCCACATCGCCAAGGACAAACTCAACCCCATCCGGGGCGACGCCAACCCAGTCATCATCGGGATCGACTTTGGACGCACACCCGCAGCAGTCTTCAAGCAGCGCGACCCGAGGGGCCGTGTGCTCACTCTTGGCGAAGTCACCGCCGAGAACATGGGCATCGAGACCTTCGTCAACACCAAGCTCAACCCCTACATCGCCAACCACCTCTCGGGGTGCACCTTTGTGTGCGCTCCTGACCCGGCGGGCTTCGCCAAGCAGCAGTTGAACGAGCTCTCGCTCGTCGACGTGCTCAAGCAGGCGGGCTTCAAGTGCGTGCGGCCCCCGACCAACGACCCGGAAAAGCGCATCCAGGCGGTCGAACGGCTCCTGAACCAGCAGCTCGAGGGCCGGGCGATGTACCTGGTGGACCCCCGGTGCGAGACGCTCATCAAGGGCTTTCGCTACGGCTACCGGTACAAGATCAAGAAGAACGGGGACATGGAGGACAAGCCGGACAAGAACAGCTTCTCCCACATCCATGACGCCAACCAGTACGCCGACTCGGTGCTGGACATGAACGTGCGCGGCGTGGCCCATAGAGGGGGCAAGCGCGAGATCAAGAAGGCCGACTATACATACTAACAGTGTGTCAAGTATGATATGGGGGACTACGGTGTGAGGAATTACCCATGCAACAACTCGGCCTGAAGACCCCAGCGGTCACTAACATCGGCGGAATTCTGCCGGTGCAGTCCCTTGCCTCCATGCAGGCAGAAGAGGACGAAGCTGCTGCGGCGATCAGCCGAGCGCAGGAAGCCAACAACCAGCCAGTGATTTCCTCGCTGGTCGCGCACATCAAGAACCACTGGAGCCTGGCCAAGAAGGCCAAGCAGCAGCCCGAGCTGGACATGCTGTCCGCCGTGCGAAGCCGCCGGGGCGACTACGACCCCGACGTGCTGGCACGCATCCGCAAACAGGGCGGCAGCGAGATTTACATGATGCTGTTCGCCACCAAGGCGCGACAGGCCAAGGCGCTGCTCACCGACGTGCTCATTGGCGCGGGCACCGAGAAGCCCTGGACCATCACCCCCACACCCAAGCCCGAGCTGCCTCCCCAGGAGGTCAGCGCCATCATGCAGGCCGTGCAAGAGCAGGTCATGCAGCTCGAGATGATCGGGCAGCCGGCCTCCGTTGCGGACATCCGCCAGGCGCTGCTGGACGCCAAGCAGAACCTCGAGAACCAGGTCATGGAGACCGCTCGCATCTACGCCGAGCGCGCCGAGATCAAGATCGAGGACATGCTGGTCGAAGGCGGCTGGCAGGAAGCCCTGGACCAGTTCCTGGACGACCTGATGGTCTTCAAGACGGCCTTCATCAAGGGCCCGGTCGTGCGCAACAAGCGCCAGCTCAAGTGGGAGCAGCAGCCCGACGGCACCTTCCAGCCCACCACCGTCTCCGAGCGCAAGGTCGAGTGGGAGCGCGTTGACCCGTTCAACATCTACCCGGCTCCCTGGAGCCGCTCGGTGCACGACGGCTACCTGATCGAGCGCCACAAGCTCTCGCGCGGCGACCTGAACGAGCTCAAGGGCGTCGACGGCTACAACGACGACGCCATCACGGCGGTGCTGGACGAGCACGGTCGCAACGGCCTGCACGAGTGGACCCAGGTGGACAACATGCGCGCCCAGGCCGAGGGCCGCGACACCCTGGCGGCCAACCAGAACTACTCCGACCTCATCGACGCACTCCAGTACTGGGGCTGCGTGTCGGGCAAGCACCTGATCGACTGGGGCATGTCCAAGGACGAGGTGCCAGACCCGTCCAAGGAGTATGAGGTCGAGGCCTGGCTGATCGGCAACTGGGTCATCAAGGCCGTCATCAACCCCGATCCGCTGTACCGCCGCCCGTACTACGCCGACGGCTACAGCCGCATCCCGGGCGCCTTCTGGCACAACAGCCTGTACGACTGCATCAAGGACTGCCAGGACATGTGCAACAGCGCCGCCCGCGCGCTGGCCAACAACATGGGCATTGGCTCCGGCCCGCAGGTGAGCGTGAACGTCGACCGCATCCCGGCCGGCGAGGACATCACCGAGATGTACCCCTGGAAGATTTGGCAGACGACGAGCGACCCGATGGGCTCCTCGGCCAAGGCCATCGACTTCTTCATGCCGGGCAGCAACGCCAACGAGCTGATGGGCGTGTTCCAGAAGTTCGCCGAGCTGGCCGACGAGTACAGCGGCATCCCGCGCTACATGACCGGCCTGGCAGGCGGGGAGGGCGGTGCCGGCCGCACGGCCTCGGGCATGTCGATGATGATCGGCAACGCCTCCAAGCAGATCAAGCAGTCGGTCTCCTCCATCGACATCCACGTCATCGCACCTTCGGTCGAGCGCGCCTACCAGTGGCTGCTCCAGTACGACCCGGATGCGGACCTCAAGGGCGATCTGAAGATCGTCGCGCGCGGTGCGCTGTCGCTCGTCACCAAGGAGGCTGCCCAGGTTCGCCGCAACGAGTTCCTGCAAGTGGCGCTCACCAGCCCGCTGGTGCAGCAGATCGTCGGCATGGATGGCGCTGCGGAGCTGCTGCGCGAGTCGGTCAAGGGTCTAAACATGAACCCCGACAAGGTCGTGCCCAGCACCTCGGTGCTCAAGGCCCGCGCCGCGCAGGCGCAGATGCAGCAGATGGCCATGATCGAGCAGCAGCAAGCGCACGAGATGAACATGAAGCAGCAGGGCAAGTCCGGCTCCGGCCAGGAGCTGATGGACGGCGCCCCCGTCACCGACAACTTCCAACCCACCCGCCAGTAAGGAGCACACCATGGCAACCAAACCATTCGCAGGCAAGGACACCAAGGCCGAAGAGCGCAAGGAGGCCAAGATGGTCCGCTCCGGCAAGATGACCCCCGCCCAGTACGCCGCCAAGGAGAAAGCCGAGGGCGGCAAGCACGCGAAAACGTCGAAGTCGACCTTCGAGGCGCGCGGCAAACAACTGGCCAGCGGCAAGATGTCCGCCGGCGCGTACGCAAAAAAGTTCGGCAAGTGACTAACAGCGCTTGACAAGCTAACAAAAGTACGTTGTAGAATTGCAACAAATGGATCGCAACGCAGAGTTTGAACTGTTCACCCGGTTGTGCCGGGAGCCGAAACTCAAAGAGTGGCTTCAGAGCAAACTGGATGCAGAGATTGCGGTCCTGTTAGTAGCTGAGGACGTGCGAGCAGCCCAAGGCAGGGCCAGGCTGCTGCAACAGATGATTGATCTTCTGGACGCCGCCAAAGCGAAGCTGTGAATTAGCCGGTGTTCACCCGGCCACAACCTGAGAAACCCGAAAGACCGGGTACAGGAGAACCTTAGATGGCACTGCCACGCGCAATTCAGGCTCAAGTCGAGCAAGCTAACGCCCTTCTGGAAGCGGCTAACAAGCCACCGGAGACCCCGGCCCAGGAGCCCCAGGCACAAGTAGCTGACCCCGCACCTGAACCTGACCCCGCACCCGCAGCGCCTGAGCCGCAGGCAAATCCAGAGCCGCAGGCCCAGTCGCATCCGCAGCCCGACCCGTGGGAGCAGCGATACAAGACCCTCCAGGGCTTGTTCAACCGCGAAGTTCCCTCGCTTCAGACCAAGGTCAAGGACCTTGAAAGCCAGCTCCAAGAGGCTGTCGCCCGTCTGAATAAGGCCGCCGATGACAAGGCCAAGCCCGCAGAGCCGGAGAAGCCCGTAGCCGACCCCAGGGATGTTGAGAACTTTGGTTCCGACCTGGTGGAGATGGTTCAACGCGTTGCCCAGCGCATGTTGGGTGCCGCAGCGAACGAGCTTCAGACCAAGGCAGCCGCCCTCGAGCAGCGTCTGGCGCAGTTGGAGCAGGCCCTCAAAGGGACTACTCAGACCGTCGCCGTCACCGCAGAGCAAGCGTTCTTCGACCGTCTGACGAAGCTGGTTCCCGACTGGGAGTCGATCAATGCGAATCAAGCCTTCCTGGCCTGGCTCGCGGAAGTCGATCCGATCCTTGGCCAGCCCCGTCAGTCCGCACTGGACGCCGCTCAGCAGTCGCTGAACGCAGACCGCGCCGCCGCAGTCTTCAAGACGTTTGCAGCCACTCTGCCGGCCGCTCCTAAGTCCAACCCCCTGGACAAACAAATCAGCCCCAAGGGCGCTGCATCCGCACCCCCGAGTGCGCCTGCGCAGCCGGTGATCTACACCCAGCAGCAGGTCGTGGACTTCTACAACGCAAAGCGTCGTGGCGAGTTCCGTGGTCGGGACAAAGAGGCGGCAGCCATTGAGGCCGAGTTGAACCTGGCCATTTCGGAGGGTCGAGTCCGTTAAGACTTAGCTCGGGAAATGGCCGCCCTGAACCAGTTCTTTTTTCTTAGGAGTGCCAAATGGCTGCCATTTTCCCCGTCAACGCCCCGTTCAACACCAACCCGTCGTACAGCGGCACGTTCATTCCCGCAGTTTGGTCCGCCAAGCTGAACGAGAAGTTCTACGCCGCCTCCGTGTACGGTGACATCGCCAACACCAACTGGCAAGGCGAAGTCGCTTCCATGGGCGACAAGGTGTACATCAACACCGCTCCGACCATCACCATCGCCGACTACAGCGCTGGTACCAACCTGAGCTACCAGGCTCCGACTCCTGACATGCAGGAGCTGCTGATCGACAAGGGCAAGTACTTCGCCTTCCAGATCAACGACGTGCTGGAGTACCAGGCCAAGCCCAACCTGATGGACATGTTTGCTGCTGACGCCGCCGAGCAGATGCGCATTGCCATCGACAGCACCGTGCTGTACAACACCTTCACTCAGGGCGCAGCCGCCAACAAGGGCCTGACCGCTGGTGTGAAGTCGTCCGCCTACAACCTGGGCACCGACGCTGACCCCTTCGAGCTGACCGGCAGCAACGTGCTGACCAAGATTCTCGAGATGGCCTCCGTCCTGGACGAGCAGAACGTGCCCGAGAGCGACCGTTGGCTGGTCATCGACCCCGCCACCCGCACGCTGCTGATGCAGTCCAACCTGGCTCAAGCCCAGTTTATGGGTGACGACACCAGCCCGGTCCGCAACGGCAAGATCGGCAAGATCGACCGCTTCACCGTGTACGTGAGCAACCAACTGCCCAAGGGCGGCGTGGACGCCAAGTGGGTGAGCGGCAAGGGCGACGAGAACAGCGTTGGCTCCGCCACCGGCGTTCTGAAGCGTCGTGCCCTGATCGCCGGCCACAAGTCGGCCATCACCTTCGCCAGCCAGATCACCAAGATGGAGACTGTGCGCAACCCCAACGACTTCGGCGACTTCATCCGCTCGCTGAACGTCTTCGGCTACAAGGTTGTGAAGCCCGAGTCCCTGGTGCTGGCCGTCGTGGCCTGATCGAACGAGGGGGCTTAGGCCCCCTCTTCGTTAGCTACTGGCGCACACAGTGTTAGTAGGTTAGAATGGCCCGGCCCACGCCGGGTTTTCTTTAGGTGATGCCGTGGTCAATCTGAGCCAGTTCTTTCCGCGCTTGATGCCCTACGTCGTGGGGTGCCCGGAGCCGCTCGCGCAGCAGGCTCTGCTGGACGCCGCCATCGAGTTCTGCACCAAGAGCAACGCGGTCAGCGTCATGCTCGACCCGGTCACCACCATCAAGGGCATTGCGACCTACGAGGTCGAGACGCCCACCCAGACCGGCGTGTCTGCGGTTCTCAAGCTCTGGCACGACGGCAACCTGATTCTGCCCCTGCCTTTCGAGCAAGCGACGTCGCTGTTCAACAACCCGAACGGCAGCCCGCGATTCTTCTTCGGCCAGTACGTGGACGAGACGTTCTGCATCACGTTGCTGCCCACCCCCGACAAGACTGTTGCCAACGGGCTGCGCATGCGCGCCGCACTGACGCCTACGCGCTCGGCAACTCAAGTCCACGACATTCTGTACGACCGGTACGCAGACGCAATCGTCCAAGGGGCGATCTCGACGCTGTGCGCCGTGCCGGACCAACCGTTTACCGACTTGCCGCAAGCAGCCGCTGCGGCGATGCGGTTCCGCGCCGAGGCCAATCTGGCTCGAGGCGAAATCATGCACGGCAACGTGCAAAGTTCCTTGAGCGTAAAGATGAGGGCATTCTGAAATGGCTATTACCGCGCAATCCATCGTTCGCCGCGTCGTCGAGACGCTGCAAGACAACACCTCCGTTCGCTGGCCCGTCAACGAGCTCGTGCGCTATCTCAATGATGGCCAACGCGAGATCGTGCTCTACCGCCCTGACGCGATGGTGACCAACTCCACCGTGACCTTGGTGGCGGGCTCCAAGCAGGCCCTGCCCGCCAACGGCGCAAAGCTGATCGAGGTGATCCGCAACAACACTGCCTCGTCCAAGCGCGCCGTGCGTCTGGTCAACCGCGAAATCCTGGATGCCCAGTCGCCCGCCTGGCACAACATCGCCGGCGTCACCGAAGTGCTGCACTTCATGTACGACCCGCGCGACCCGAAGATTTTCTACGTGTACCCGCCGGCTGCCGCATCGGGCGCCTCTGTGGACATCGTGTACTCGGCGCTGCCGACCGACATCACCGAGCCCGCAGACGGCAGCACGTACAGCGCTGTGACCGGCAACATCTCCGTGCCGGACATCTACGGCAACGTGCTCCAGGACTACATGCTGTACCGCGCCTACTCGAAGGACAGCGAGTACGCAGGCAACGCTCAGCGCGCGCAGGCGCACTACGGCGCGTTTGCCAACGCCCTGGGCATCGAGATGAAGGCCACGGTCAACTTCCAGCCCAACACGGTCGCTAACCCCAACCGCCAGACCGCTGCTCCGGCTGCGTGAGGTAGCCCATGGCCGAGAAGATCAAGCTCGTTCAAGGCGACACGAAGCCCGCGCTGGTGTGCAACATCACTGATGAGACCACGGGCGCTGCGATCAACCTGACGGGCGCAACCGTGCGCCTGAAGTTTCGCGCTGCGGGCGCTACCTCGCTGACCGCCACTGTGACGGGCTCCGTGACCAACGGCGCCAATGGCCAGGTGGCGTTCTACCCTGCCTCGGCCCCGGAGATGCTGCAAGGCGAGCCCGGAGACTACGAAGGCGAGATCGAGATCACGTTCGCCGACAACACCATCCAGACGGTCTATGACCTTCTGAAGTTCAAGGTGCGCGAGGACTTCTGATGGCAATCAAGGTCACGACCCTCAATCCGGTCGCGGGAGTCTCGAGCTCCCGGCCTCGGGTGAGCGTTGTCGTGACCGAGCCGACGGCTTCGGTATCCGCGGACCTCCTGGCCGCCGCGGCCTCTGCGTCGGTTGCGGGCGTCAACGTGACGGCCGTCGTGCCGGTGAGTCGCTTGAGCTACATCGCGCTGGCCACAAACGCAAGCCTCGACGCAACAGGTCGCTTCCAGTACGTCACTGACTCTGCGCAGGTGGCTGACGCGGTTGCGCTTGCGCCCAGCAAGCTAGCCCAAGACAGCTTCGGCCTGTCAGATGCTGAGAGCTACGCGCTGGCCATGGCCAAGAGCGACTCGGTGTCGCTCACCGAAGCCTTCGTTGCTGTCTTGGTGTTCCTGCGGGATTTCACCGACGCCGCTCTGCTGTCCGACGCGCAGCAGCTCCAGATCGCCAAGGCGCTCGCCGACGCGTTCAGCACGGTCGACGTGCAGACGCTCGTGCTGGACAAAGCCATCGCCGACGGCGTGGCAATGAACGACGCCGCGGACCTCGAGGACGGCATTACGTTCCAGGCCGTGAAGTCGGTGATGAACATGGTGTTCGCAGGCGACGTCGCCGTGATCGACGTTGCACGCCCTGTGGCGGACACGCAGGTTGTTGCGGACAGCACATCGCTCGAGCCTCAGCTTGCCAAGGCCGACAGCGTCGGAAGTTCCGACTCTGTTGCGCTGACCCCTTTCAAGGGGCTGTTTGATTCGCAGCAGCTCGCGGACGCCGCGCAGCTTGCCGTCGACAAAGCGATTGCGGACGCCGTTTTCTTGGTCGAATCGGTCGGCGTCAGCGCCGACAAGCCCTTGGCCGACCTCGCTCAAGTGGCGGACGCGAGCTCTATTCAGACGTCGATCCCGGAGGCAGATTCGGTTGCCGCGCAGGACAACGAGGCTTTTGATTTTTTGAAGTCGGCGCAGGACTCGACGACGGCCACCGACGCGGACGTGATCGAAGTTTCGAAAGCGCTGACCGACGCCTTTGCGCTCGCTGATGCGCCGCGGCTCTCCCACGACCGCCCGCTCGGCGACCAGATTCTCTTCACCGACTCATTGCTGACGTCCGTTGACCGCTTGGTGTTCGACGGCGTGGCGATGAACGACTCGGCCGAGGCGGCCGACGGTCTGTTGATTCAGACCACGCAATCCATCACCAACATGGCGTTTGCCACTGACGCCGTGGCGCTGTCGCAGTCGCTCAACGAAGCGGATGCCGCAGCCGTTGCGGATTCGGGGTCGTTGGTGAGCCAGGGCTACTGCGACCTGACCTATTTCGCAGCGGACTACGTCGGGGATGCCCGCACATTCTGAAGGAGTGAACCATGTTCAACGAAACGCTCAAAGTCACCGGCGACGTCACAGTCACGATCACCGGACCCGATGGCCAGGTCAAGGACCAGCGCCAGATCAAGAACCTGGTGGTCACCGCCGGCAAGCAGTTCATCGCTGCGAGCATGCTCAAGACCACGACCAACAGCCCTGCGGCCATGACGCACATGGCCATCGGCTCTGGCGCAGTGGCGGCAGCCGCCGGCGACACTGCACTTGGCGCGCAACTTGGTCGCGTTGCACTCGCCTCGAGCACCGTCTCTGGCGCCGTTGTGACCTACACCGCGTCGTTCCCTGCCGGTACCGGTACTGGCGCTGTGACTGAGGCTGGCATCTTCAACGCGTCGTCTGCCGGCACGATGTTGTGCCGCACCGTGTTCGCCGTGGTGAACAAGGGCGCCGACGACGCCATGAGCATCACCTGGGCTATCACCGTTTCCTGATTCAAGGATTGAAGTAGATGGCGTCGATTACGACTCGCGCTGGCAAGGGGTCTCCGCTGACCAACGCGGAGGTCGACGCCAACTTCACGAACCTGAACACGGAGTTGGGGCAGAAGCTGCCGCTTTCGGGCGGCACGATGACGGGCGCCATCGCGTTTGCTGCCGGGCAGACGTGGCCCACGTTCAACCAGAACACCACGGGCTCTGCGGCTTCCCTGACGACAGGCCGCACGATTGGCATGACCGGCGACGTAACCTGGACGAGTGGTTCGTTCAACGGCACCGCCAACGTCACGGGCACGGCCACTCTGGCGAACTCCGGGGTGACCGCTGGCACCTACACGAAGGTCACTGTCGACGCCAAGGGGCGCGTCACGACGGGTGCTTCGCTGTCTGCAAACGACATCCCCTCTTTGAGCTACCTGCCACTGAGCGGCGGTACGTTGACTGGCACGGTCGCGTCGACCGGGTTTATCGGGCAGCTTTTTGGCGCAGCGTCCGGTGCCCCTGACACCTGGATTTGGTCTGTCAGCCCAGCCAACCCAACCTGGGGCATCTACTACAACGAGGGCACCCCAGACGCCATTGAGTTCAAGGCGGCGGGGACGACTACGGCGTCCATCTTCTTGGACACCGGTGCGGCGAACTTCGCGGGCGCACTTACGCAGAACAACAACCAGGTTCTTCACGCCGGCAACTACACCAGCTACGCCCCCTCGCTGACTGGCTCCGGCGCTTCTGGCACATGGGGTGTCAGCGTCACTGGAAACGCAGCCACTGCCACGACTCTGCAAACAGCCAGGACCATCAACGGCGTCAGCTTCAACGGCAGTGCCAACATCAAGACATCCGAGTGGGTTCACTCCGACCGTGACTTCGCGTCCGGTACGCTGGTCACGACTGACATCAACTACGCCGTCACAAACGGTGATCCGTTTGTTCTCGAGATTCGAGGAAACTCGTACGGCGACGCCGTGCCGTACGACATCCAGTACCAGGGCTATATCTACTCCGACACGATCATCAACCACGGTGGCTACTCGAACGGCACCAACATCACTGGCTTGGTGGCGATCAACGTCGGTGGCAACCTGTGCTTCTGGTGGCCACGCCAGTCGTACTGGAACGGCTTCAACGTCCGTGTCTACACGGCGTACGCGACCGTGGCCGTGAATCGCGTGACCAGCATCACAAGCACAGCCAAGCCGACATCGACAAAAGAGGTTGCGCTATCGGCTAACATCCGTCAGTCGCTGCACAGCGGCAACTACAACAGTTACAGCCCAACACTGACCGGCACAGGAGCTTCTGGCACTTGGGGCATCTCGATCACCGGCTCGGCGGCCACCCTGACCACCGCCCGCACTATCGCCATGACTGGCGACGTCACCTACACGAGTGGCAGCTTCAACGGCTCCGCCAATGTGACGGGCACGGCCACCATCGCAGATGCCACGGTGAGCGGCAAGCTGCTCACAGGCTATACGGCTGGCACCAACACCGCGCTTGCCGCGACCGACTCGATCCTCGCCGCCTTTGGCAAGGTTCAGGGCCAGATCAACGCCCGCCTCACCGGCAACCAAACGATCACCCTGAGCGGTGATGCCAGCGGCAGCGGGGCTACTGCCATCGCTGTGACCCTCGCCAACAGCGGCGTCACGGCTGGCACGTACACCAAGGTGACAGTCGATGCAAAGGGCCGGGTCACAGCGGGCGCTTCGCTCGCATCTGCGGACGTAACCACGGCGCTGGGCTACACACCCTACAACAGCACGAACCCGAACGGGTACATCACCAGCAGCGCCCTGAGCAGCTACCTGCCGCTGACTGGCGGCAGTTTGACGGGTCCTCTGCTGGTGAGCGGTACGGGCGGGTTTCCTACCGACGCGCTCAACACCGCGGGCAACGTGCCCATCGTCGCAAAAGTTGGGACCAACGACACGTTCTTCGGGGCGCTTAATCAATACGGGTACCAGACGTTTGCTGTCAATATCACTGGGGCCACGAACACTTCCACGACCCGCGGTGTTATTGACTTCTACACCAAGACTAACGGAAGCTGGACCGCGGCGATGCAGCTCAACACCGCGTCTGCGCGGTTCCCGGGCGCGGTGCGTATTGGGAATACAGGGACTCCGGAAGGTTCATTCGACTTCATCGCTGGGAGCGACGTGCGCTGGCTGGCTCGAGCCGGTCGTCTCGATTGCGTCAACGATGCAAACACGTCGTACCAAAGCGGCACTCTTCGTGGTCTGAATCTGTATTTCAGAACCGCGGACGACGTTACGCGCTTCAGCGTCAATAGCGACGGTCGGCTGTACTTCAATAACGGGTCTGCATCTCGCGGCACCGACGGCTACGTCTTGTCTGTGCGGAGTGACTCTCTGGCAGCCCCGCTGCGCATGGGCGGGTATCTCGAGTGGCTCTCTGATGTCGGCGCGATTGGCACAAGCTACTTCAACTCCGACGCCAGACTGAAAAAGAACATCGCCCCGACACAAGTCGCTGCGCGAGACGTAATCGACGCCATTGAGTTCAAGCAGTTCGAGTGGAACGAGTTCACTGACCTTGACGGCGTGCGCGTGCCGCTGGGCGTAATTGCGCAGCAGTTGCGGGAAGTCAATCCAAACTTTGTCAGCGAAATGACCGACTCCACGCTTGGCGTGCGCGACCCGGAGTTGCTGACCTATGCGCTCAAGGCCGTGCAGGAGCTGTCTTCGGAACTGAAGATGGTGCAGCAGGAGTTGGCGCGTCTGAAAGGAGCGGCCTGATGGGCACTGAGTACACCTGGCTTATCTGGGATATGAAGCGCGACCCAAGCACTGGGAGCGTTGGTGAGGTTCACTTCCGAGTTGCAGCGCAGAAGGACGGCGCGCGGGCGATCAACGCGGGGTCGGTGACGCTCGTCGCGGACCCGAACAGCCCTTCCTTTATCCCGTACGAGCAGCTCACGCCGGAGATCGTTATCGCCTGGGTGAAGGAGAAGCTTGCTACGAGCGACCGACCCCCAGAGAGAATCTACGAGTGGCTAGACGAGCGTCTGGCGGAAAAGCTAGGCGCGGCGACCCAGAGTGGCGTCCCCTGGGCTTAACGCACGGACCAAATCGTTTGTGAACCTTGAAAGCAGTACCAGTGGATAACCAACAACTCTTTAACCTCGTAGTCAGCATCGCAGCGTTTCTCGCCGTGTTCGTCTTCAACTGGATCACACGCAAGATTCAAAGGCTCGAAGACGAGATGAAGCAGCTTCCGCACGACTACGTGCAGAAGGACGACTATCGCTCGGACGTCAAGGAGCTCAAGGACATGCTTCGGCAGCTCTTTGACAAACTTGACGCCAAAGCAGACAAGACAGGCTAACAAGTGAAATGGCTGTTGCTCCTATTGTTCACCGGACCCGTGCTGGCGCAGAACACCGCCACCGTGGACAACCTGTCGACAAACCAACAGGGCAGCAACATCACCAACAGCTCGAACTCGAACAACACGAGCCAGAGCACGACGTACAACGGGAACGCGCCCGGGAGCACACCACCTCCGAGCGCGATTGCGCCGAGCTACATGGGCGGCGGCCAGGACTCGTGCCTGATCGGGCTCTCTGGGTCGGTGTCGTCCAGCGTGATCGGCATCGGCGGAGGAACGTACCGGCGCGACGAGCAGTGCGAGCTGCTCAAGCTCGCCAAGACATTGAACGATTTCGGGCTGAAGGTCGCTGCTGTGGCAACCCTCTGCCAGGACACCAGAGTCTTTCAAGCGATGGCCATGGCGGGCACTCCCTGTCCGTACCTGGGCGCGATTGGAAAACAAGCCACGATCTTGTGGCAGCAGTACCCGGAGATGAGGCCCGACTATGAACGCAAACCGCTCAAACCCATTTCGCTCGCCACTGGCGTTCGTGCTGATGATTCAGGCTCTCTGTCTGATCGTTATCGCCCCAGCAAACGCGCAAAGTCTAACGACAAGCCAGCAGACGGTAGTAAATGACCTGAGCGGCGCTTCCAAGACCATCAAGAGCCAGGTCATGTTGGGCCTGGGTCTGAGCAACGCGCTGTCGGTCTCGGCCAGCAACGGCACCATCGTCGACCCCAATGCCTATTCGCTCGCCATCATCACCGAGCAACAGCGCCAGGCGTACAACACGTCGCTGAACACCTTCCAGACGACGAGCTTCTACAACGCGCAGCAGTTCTTCAAGGACCAGGCGACGACGGCCATCAACCAGATGCAGCAGTCGATCAGCTTCCTGGCTTCCAACGCCGTGGAGCTGCAAAAGGCGGCGACCGTTCACCAGATGGTGTCTGGTGTCGGCGACTCGGTGCAGGCCAAGCAGGTGCAGACCGCCATTGCCGCGAGCGGGCTCAGCTCCGAGATTCGAGCCGACACCGTGGCGAACTACAACTACAGCCTCGCGTCCGTGAACAGCTACGCCACCCAGGCGGCGGCGTTCTTTCGCGCGGCGGACAACCAGCAGCTCACCAGCACCGTCGACCTGCTCAAGACCAACTACGGCAAGGACCTGGCCTACGCCGGGGCGCACTTCGTGTATGGCGACGCCCGGATGCTGGTGGGTTGGGCTGACGGCTTCAGCATCTCCATGGGGCCGGTACTGGACGCGTACCAGCAGTCCTCGCAGAGCTTCTACCAGGCTAACAACCTGATGTTCGGAGGTCAGTGATGGCGGACGAGAACAAGCCCACCGACAAGGTCGACCTGGCGTCGACCGAACTCAAGATCGGCGGAGTCAACCTCAAGGGCAGCTACATCGTCTGGTTCATCGCGTGCGTGAGCGCCGTGGGCGGCGGCATCTACGCGGCGGGCGGCGAGTGGGGCAAGTACCAGAAGCTGCAAGAGGCGGTCTCGAGCTGGAAGGCGCCCGACATGGAGCCGGTCGTCAAGGTGACCGAGAAGGCGGCCAACCTCGAGGAAGAGATCGTCAACATGTCCAAGGCGGTGGCTGAGCTACAGAACCTCGGCAGCAAGCTGACAGTCGATCTCAACGCCGTGCAACGCCTCATGGAAGCCAACGATGTGAGCAAGCTGCAAGGCGCCATCTCTCAGTTGCGCACCGCCGTCGAGGGCGTGCAGGTGTTTACCCGCGACGTGCAGGCCCTGCGTGAGCAGATGGTCGGCGTTCAGAAAGACATGGCCACCCTGAAGAAAGACGTGGACGCCCAGTGGAACGCCATCGACTCGATTGGCGCCGGGGCGCTGAAAGGCAAGTGATGAAGTACCTGCTCCTAATCACTCTGGGTCTGCTGGCGGGCTGTAGCGACCACTACCGCTACCCATGTCAGAACCCGGACAACTTCGCAAAGCCGGAGTGCCAGAAGCCCAAATGCCTGTTCACGCAGATGTGCCCGGAATACCTCGTAGCCCCGATCCTGGAGAAGCAGATCAATGGAAACCAACAACCAGCCTCAGAAGCAGCCCCTAACCGCTGACGACATCGAAGTCCGAATCTGGGGGTTCGTGGTCGTCGTGGTCACCCTGATCCTGTGCTTCATCGTCGTGTCCCTGCTGTACTCGGTGACGTTCGTCACCCAGCCGATCAAGTCGATGGCGCCCATCGACCAGGCCTACACGAAGATGCTCAACGACATCGTGCTGCTGATCGTGGGTGGCATTGGTGGCGTGATGTCCAAGCGGGCGACGGCAGCCGTGGCCAAGGCCATTGCCCCGGAGCCTCCCAAGCCCGCTGCACCGGGAGCTGAACCCCCAAAGCCCCCGGCCCATCCGGTAATGCCTGACTGGAACTGGATGGGCTATCAGAACCCGGACCTCGACGAGAGCTGGGTGCCGCCGCCTCCGCCGACGACCCCGGCCGATCACCTGGACCCCTCGCGTGAGGAGATCGCCATGGAGCGCGCCCTTGCAAGGACCGAGTCATGAACAAGTACCTGATTGCTGGCGTCGTCGCGGTGCTCACCGTGTTTGGCATCTACCGCTACGGCTTCCACAAGGGCTGGGGCGAGCGCGACGCCGAGATGCAGGCCGTCATCGCTCAGAAGAACGAGGAGGCCCGCCAGACCGAGCAGAAGATGCTCGAGCTCACCAACACCACCGCAACACAACTGAAGGAGGCCAACGATGCCCTCGACCAAAAGTCTTCTGCTCTTGACCGTGCTATCCGCGCTGGCCGGGTGCGCCTCCCCGCCCCGAGTTGCGTACAAACCTCCGCAGGTACCCCCGCTCCCGCCGGAGATAGCGCAGAAGCGCCCAGCGAATCTGAGCGACAGACTCTTGCAGCTATTGCAGCCATCGTCGCCGACGGCGACCGGGCCATCAACCAGCTCAACGCCTGCATCGACGCCTACAACCAAGTGAGGGAGCAGCTTAATGGCAGTAACCACTGAACAGCTCAAGGAGCTGCACATCGACCCCCAGTGGGTGGACGCCCTGAACGCGACGTTCGAGCGCTTCTACATCAACAGCAAGGTGCAGCAGGCGGCCTTCATCGGCCAGTGCGGGCATGAGTGCGGCAACTTCAAGGTGCTCGAGGAGAACCTGAACTACCGCGCCGAGACGCTGATGCGCCTGTGGCCCAAGCGTTTCCCGACGCTGGATGTTGCCAACCAGTACGCCCGCAACCCCAAGAAAATCGCCAACATGGTCTACGCCAACCGCATGGGCAACCGTGACGAGGCGTCCGGCGACGGCTACCGGTTCCGGGGTCGAGGCTGCATCCAGCTAACCGGGCACTCGAACTACTTCCATGCCGGCAAGGCGTTGGGCGTTGACTTCGTGAAAGAGCCCGACCTGGTGGCGACACCGATGTACGCCGCGCTCACCGCCGGCTGGTTCTGGTCCACCCACGACTGCAACCGCCTGGCCGAAGTTCAGGACTGGAAGGGCCTGACCAAGAAAATCAACGGAGGCCACATTGGTCTGGATGACCGGATCAAGCATACGCAGCACGCGTTGGCCGTTCTGGGCTAAGGCACTACAATCCAGTTAGTTGCTAGGCAAGGACGATCATGGCTGTCATTACCATCCCGAAGTTCTCTGGCGTCGCGCCACGGGTATCGCCTAACAAGCTGTCGCCTGAAATGGCCCAGACGGCGAACAACGTGCGCCTGCTCGCGGGGACTTTGGCTGCGTGGAAGCAGCCGCTGACCGTGGTCTCCGGGCTGACCGCCAGCGACCCGTCGACCATCTACCGATTTGGCCAGGACCTCACCTCCGACACGCAGTACTGGTTTCACTGGGCGACCGACGTCGACGTGGTCAAGGGCGCCATTGCCGGCGACCAGACCGAGCGCACGTTCTTCACGCACCCCACGTTGGGCGCGCGGCAGACAAACAATTCGTTGGCGCTGACTGGTGGTACGGGCAGCTACCCTTGGAACTCGGTGCCTTTGGGCGTTCCGGCGCCCACGAGCGCTCCGGCTTGCGCGGTTGCAACCAACGGCGACCCAAACGAACCAACCGAGACCCGCGTCTACTGCTTCACCTATGTGACTTCGCTGGGGGAAGAAGGCCCTCCAAGCCCGACCAGCGCTGCGCTGAACCTCAAGCCAACAGGCGCAACGGTTACTCTGACCGGGCTGGGCACTACGGCTCCGGCCGGGTACAGCGGGTACATTACCGCCAAGCGCGTCTACCGCACGCTGTCAGGCAACCTGACAACGGAGTTTCAGCTTGTCGATGAGATTCCGATTGCGCAGGCTACATACTCGGACACCATCGCCAGCAGCCAGCTCGACGAGGTAATCCCGACCGCCACATGGCAGCCGCCTCCGTCGGGGGTGTTCGGCATCACGCAGATGGCCAACGGGATCATGCTGCTCTTCAAGGAGTACGACATCTACCCGTCTGAGGCCTACGTGCCTTACGCCTATCCGGTGGACTACCAGCTCTCAGTCGACTATCCCATCGTGGGCGGCAAGGCCGTGGGTTCGTCGGCGGTGATCGTGACGACCGGGCACCCGTACCTGCTCACCGGCTCGGACCCCTCGGCGCTGTCGCTTGTCAAACTCGACAACCCGCAGGCGTGCGTCTCCAAGCGATCATTGGCTCCCGCTGAAGGCGGAGTGATCTACGCATCCCCCGACGGCTTGATCTTCGTGTCCACCGCCGGCCAGGTGTCGAATCTGACTGCGCAGCTCTTTTCCCGCGACGAGTGGCAGACCCTTGTGCCGTCGTCCATCGACGGCTACTTCCACGACGGGCGCTACTACGGCTTCTACAACAACGGCACGACTCAAGGCGGTTTCGTGTTCGACCCAACGCAGGGCACAGGTGCCTTCACGTTCATCGACACCTACGCGACTGCCGGCTACTCGGACCTGCTCCAGGACGCGCTGTACCTGAAGGTCGGTACGAACATCGTGAAGTGGGGCGCCGGCAGCACCAGTCAGACCTACACCTGGAAGTCTGCGGTGTTCGAGCTCACGACGCCCTCTAACCCAGGCTGCGCCCAGGTGGTGGCTCGCTCGTACCCAGCAACGTTCAAGCTCTACGCCGACGGCGTGCTCAAGCACACGCAGACGGTGGCCAACAGCAATCCGTTCTGGCTGCCGGCCGGCTACCGCGCTCGATTCCTCGAAGTCGAGATCACAGGCACCGCTGAAGTGCTGGCCGTGCACGTCGCCTCTAGTCCGCAGGAGCTCAAGGGAACATGAGTTATTCACCAGGCTCCATCCCGAACCTGCCGCCGAGCGTCGACCCGCAGCTTCGCCAGTTCCTCTCCGCGATCAAGGAGAACCTGGAAGTTCGCCTGCGCCAGCGCGGCAACGCACTCGACGCATCGCCCACATTCCGCGACCTACTGGATACCGGCATCCTCAAGATCAGAGAGGGGGTCACCACGATTGGCGGGCGCCAGTACACCGCCGAGCAGCTTCTCGGGCTGGTGACAGGGTCGCTGCCGGACTGGATCACCTCCGACTCTGCGCCGCCCGCACCTACCGGCCTGGTGGTGGCCTCGGATGCCACCAACACGATTTTGACCTGGAATGCCAGCGAGTTCGATCAGTACTCCGAGACCGAGGTCTGGCGCTCAACAACCAACAACCTCTCGACCGCCGTCAAGATTGGGTCAACCTCCGGCGTGACCTTTACCGACGGGCTGCCGGACGTCGGGGTGGCGTACTACTACTGGATCAGGGACGTTGCGTTCAACCTGCTTCCTTCGCCGTTCAACGACGTCAACGGCTCGAGCACTAACCTGGGTCCGGGCCCGGTTACCGTCAGCTCGCGTTTCGTAGGGCAGGACGTGGAGCTGTCGTGGCCCACGCCGACCAGCAACCTGGCGGTTGCACTGTACCGAATCGAGTACAACAACGGTGGCTGGCTGCCGCTCGACATTGCCTCCGGCAACTCGTACCGTTTCAAGGCCAACTGGTCCGGCGCGCGGCAGTTCCGGGTGTCTGCACTGGACATCAACGGCAACCAAGGGCCCGGCGGCACCGTTACGGTCACCATCACGGTTGCCACTGCACCCCAGGTGTCGGTGTCGTTCGATGGCGAACAAGTGCTGCTGTCCTGGGCGGAGCCCGCCAGCTCGCTACCCATCGACCGCTACGAGGTCTACGACACCTCGGTGTCCTCCAGCAACCTCCTGGCGACGCTCTACGCGACGGTGTTCCGCACAAAGGTCACGTTCGCATCCAAGACGTACATCGTTCGCGCCATCGACACTTCCGGGGCGGCTGGTGCGGAGCGTGCGGTGTCGGTCACGATCTCGCCTGCCGCGGTAACGTCCCTGGCTACGGAGGTCATCGACAACAACGTGCTGTTCCGTTGGACCAGCGCCGCTGGCTCGCTGCCGATCCGCACCTACGAGCTTCGCAGGGGCAGCACCTACGCGGCCTCGGTGCTGATTGGCCTGAAAGACGGCGGCTTTACGACGGTGTTTGAGTCGCCGCAAACCCAAACGCAGTACACGTACTGGCTGACCGCGGTCGACACCGCCGGCAACTACGGCACGCCTACAAGCGCCACGGCTACAGTGAACGTGCCGCCAGACTACGTGCTGGCGGCGACGTACGCATCCACCTTTGCCGGCACCAAGAACAACGCGGTACTCGACCCCAACACAATCGCCCTGACACTGCCAGTCAACACGGCGGAGACGTTTGCCCAGCACTTCACAACGCGGTCATGGGCAAACCCTGACGCGCAGATTGCCGCTGGCTACCCGATCTTTGCGCAGCCTGGCGCTACGACTGGGTATTACGAGGAGGTGCTGGACTACGGCGCGGTCCTGGTGGCGATGAAAATCACCGTCTCCTACCTGCTCGAGACGGTCGCCGGGACGTTGGCCGCCAGCGTTCAGATCACAACCGCGTTGGACTCCGGGTTCACAAGCAACGTTCAGACGTTCTCCGGCACACAGGCGTTCGCTGTCAACTTCCGCTATGTGAAGGTCCGGGCGACTGTCACCGCGACGAATGACAAAGGTGTCGGGGTCTTGTCGAACTTGACAACCAAGCTCGATACCAAACTCAAGACGTTAACTGGCGCCATCTACGCGAACGCTGCGGACTCAGGCGGCACGACGGTCTACCTAACGGATGACAAGTCGAGCACCGGACCGAAGACATTCATTGACGTAGAATCCATTACGGTGGCCGCGCAAGGCACTACACCTCTGTACGCCATCTACGACTTCACGGATACCTATCAACCTTTGAGCTTCAAGGTGCTGCTCTTCAACAGCAGCGGCACGAGGGTATCAGGTACCGTCAGTTACTCCGTTCGAGGTTACTAACATGGCCGACCACAGCAAACCAACAACCGCAAGCGCGTACGCCAACTTCACGAGCGAACTGGACGCGCGGTTTGATGACCTGACACTTGGGCTTGATCCGGCGTACGTCACTCCAACCAACTTGCCTACGAACGCGATTCGTTTCTCGAGTGCGGCGGCCAAGTGGCAGCGGTGGAATGGCACCTCGTGGGTCGACCCCGTGGCCAGCAACACTTACGCGATCAGCATCTCCGGCAACTCCGGTACTGTGACCAACGGCGTCTACACGACTGGCACTTACGCGGACCCCGCGTGGATCACGTCGATTGCGGGCACCAAGGTCACGGGCAATATCTCCGGTAACGCTGGTTCGGCCACTGTCCTGCAAACGGCCAGGACCATCAACGGAGTCAGCTTCAACGGCTCCGCCAACATCAACGTCAACCTGAACAACGCGCTTTCGTTTGCCACCGACGGCTCTGGCGCCGCCAGTGGCGCGACGTTCAACGGTTCGGCTGCGCGAACAATCTCGTACAACTCGGTGGGGGCCCCCTCAGCGAGCGGGGCAAACGCGACGGGGACGTGGGCAATCAGCATCTCGGGGAACGCTGCAACCGCGACCACGGCCTTGTCTGCCGACAACGCGACAAACGCGACGAACGCCGCGACTGCCGTCACTGTCTCCGACAGCGCGATTACAACCGCCAAACTCGGCAATGGGGCTGTCACATCCGCAAAAATGGCAACTGGTGCGGCGGTCGGAAACCTCGGGTTCACGCCCGTTCAGCAAGGCGGTGGAGCAGGCCAAGGCACCAACAAACTGTATATGGGTTGGTCCGGGGGCGGTCTTCGGTTCCAGGTCGACGCCACGGACTTCGGGTTGGATTGGCCGATGCGCTCGACAAACGGCGCGAAGGCCTGGGTCAACTTCGATTCCGGCGGTGGTGTTCGAGCGGCCTTCAGCGTGACGAGCGTGACAAAGCTCGACGTGGGGCGGTTTTACGTGAACTTCTCGTACTCGCTGCCAGACTCAAGTTACGCGGTTGTCGCAGGCGGCGGAGACGCGTCGAGCTTTGGCTTCGAGTCAGGGCACCCATTCCCATATGCTTGCTACGTCGCTATCCACAACACATTCAACGGCGAATACAGAGACACTGCGTCTTGCATGGTCTCAGTTTTCAGGTGAACAGCATGAACCAAGTTATCGTCTACCCAAACCCTTCCGGCGGAGTTGCATTCTGCTACCCGTCGCCCTGCGGACTGTCCGCGATGGAGATTGCTCGCAAGGACGTGCCCGTCGGCGTGCCTTTTCTCTTGGTGCCCGCAGACCAGGTGCCTACAGACCACACGTTTTTTGCCGCCTTCGAAGCAGATTTCAGCAGCCCGGATGGCTACGGGATCGGGCCCGAGGCCTGGTTCGCCGAGCAAGCAGCGAAGGAGCAGCAATGATTACCGTGAACCTGGGGAAGGCCAAACAACTCGGCCACGACATGCGCCGCCGTCAGCGAGCTGCTGAGTTCGCTCCGCTCGACGACCAGATTGCAAAGCAAATCCCGGGCGTTGACCATCAATTGGTGGAGGCCCAGCGTCAGGCGGTCAGAGACAAGTACGCCGCGATGCAAGTCGAAATTGACGCAGCGGAGTCCCCCGAAGCGATCAAGGCGGCGCTGGGGCTCTGACCATGCCTTACGCCTTTCTCAACCCCGACGGCACGATCAAGCAGGTCATCGCCAAGCCCAGCCCCTTCATGCGGCTGGGCGACGGCGAGCGCATGGTCAACTACAACCCGCCCATCGTGGACGACGCAATGTACCGGACGGTGCCGACCGTCCCTGTGGCCGAAGACTTGCTCGACGTGGCGTTCACCGTGGAGCCCCTGCCCGACGAAGTGGTGTGGCCGGTGGTCCGCAGGCAGCGCGACGCCCTGCTGGTGCATTCCGACTGGACTCAACTCCCCGATGTGCCGCTGCCGACCAAGGAGGCCTGGGCGACCTACCGCCAAGCCCTTCGAGACGTCACACAGCAACCCGATCCACACAACATTTCCTGGCCCACACCGCCTGGCGCGTGAGGGTGTGTTAGGAGATAATGTGGCCTGTAAACAACTGGAGTACCTATGTCCAATGTCGAAAAGCTGCTCGCAAAGGGCGCACAGATCGTCGGTGGTGACCTGATTCTTCGTCACCAGGTGGTGGGCATGTTCCGCTACGACGACTTCATCCTGACCCCTGAAGGCGAGGCTGAGCTTGAGATCACCGACGTGGTCGTCAAAGAGGAAAAGGCTGCCAAGGCCCCTCGCGCCAAGAAGGTCGACGAGTCCGCAGCCGCTACGGATGACGTGACCATCGAGGTCTGATGAAGCGGATCATCTCCGACCCGGCTCGCGTTTGGGCGTACGTCCACACGAAAGCCGGAGTTCCAGCCTCAGCCAACATGAAGGGGTTGGGGTTGGAACAGGACGGAGAGTTGATCGCTGGCGTGGTCTACGAGGGCTACACCGGCCATAACATCTGGATGCACGTCGCGGCGGAGCCCGGCGCCAGATGGATGACCCGTGAGTTTCTTCGGTACTGCTTCTACTACCCATTCGTCGAGTGCGGAGTTGACCGCGTGAGTGGTTGGGTAGAGGACAGCAACGAGGCTGCGAAGAGGTTTGACGAGCACTTGGGCTTTCGTGAGGAGGCCAGGCTCAAGGGGGCCGCCAGAGATGGCGGTGATGTGATTCTGTATGTGATGTGGCGGAAGGACTGCCGTTATGTTGATCCCGAGTAAATTCAGCGGGTACCGCCAAGACGGCATCCGGTACTACCCCAAGAAGGGCGACGCGCCCGCGCCGGACCCTCGCATGGGCGAGGCTGCTCTAAAGCAGATCGAGCTCAACGAGAAGGTGTTCGACGCGTACCGCAAAGAGGACATGCCGTGGATGCGCGGCATCGCCGAGGAAGCCCTGGGCATCTCTCGCTCCAACGCTGCGCGCGCTGGCGCTCTGAGCGACTACCAGCTCGAGCAAATGAAGTTCAACGACAACCGCTACCGCACGGTTGGCATCCCGTTCGAGGACCAGCTTCTCGAGGACGTGAAGCGCTTTGACTCCGAGGGGTACAAGGCCCAGCAGGTTGCGTCCGCGATGAGCGACGTGCAGCAGGGGTTTTCTGGAGCTGCCGAGCAGCAGCGCCGCGGGCTGGCCCGCATGGGGGTCAACCCCAACTCCGGCAAGTTCGCTGCCGCCAGCGCCAACATGGGTTTCGAGCAGGCCAAGGCCATGGCCAACGCCGCCAACAAGACCCGCATGGCTGCCGACCAGATCGGCCTGTCCTCCAAGATGCAGATGTACGGCGGCATGAAGGGCCTCGCAGGTTTGGGCGCTACGAGCGCTGGACTTGCAACCGGTGCGATGGGTATGGGCAATTCGTCGGGCGCCGGCATGACGGGGGCCGCTGGCTCTTACCTCGGGGCGAACAACGCCGCCCTGTCGGGCTTCAACTCCGGTATGTCTGCTGGCATCCAGGGGCTGGGCAACTACAGCAACCTCGGCATCCAGGCGGCCAGCGCCAACGCACAAAACGATCCGTTCAACACCATGCTGGGCGCAGCTACCGGCATCGGCACCAAGTGGGCTCTCGGAAAGGTCTAAGTCATGGCATCCGCATTCGCATCCGGCTTCAAGATGGGCGGGGACATGTTCGACTCCGCCGAACGCAACCGCATGCTCAAAGAGCGTCTCGAGATCGAGAAAGCTCAGGAAGCACGCAACGCTGAAGAGCAGGGCCTGCGCATCGCAGGCCTTCGCCGCGTCGACACGGCAACTCAGGACCTGGATCGCATTGCGCGAGTGGGCATCCAGAACCCCGACGCCATCAAGGCCAATGACGCGGACTTCGACATGGCGGTCGAGGCGACCGGCCGTGGGCTGCCCATGCCCGCTGCTGCGCCTCAGCAACCCGAGTGGCGCAAGGCCACGGGGCTTGAGCTCAATGATGCGCAGGCTCGCCTGGCCGCAGCCAAGGGCGACATTGCTGGCATGGAAGCCCTGCGCCTGGGTCGCAAGGGCATCGAGTTCGAAGAAGGCTACAAGAAGCACTTCGAAGACTGGAACAAGATGGACGACGCCGCCAAGGGGGCGCTCATCGACAAGCTCAGTCTGGACTCCGGCGTGCGCGGCTTCGGTTCCTGGGTGCCCGGCAAGGGCAAACAGGCCGGCTACATGAACTACTTGCCACCCGGCGGCGACCCGATCCGGCTGTCCGCCAAGGAGGCCGGCGACCTGTACGTGCTGTCGAACCTCATGCAGGTGGACCCGATTCGTGCTCGCGCCGAGATGGACAAGGTCTCCGACAAGGTCCGCGCTGTGGCCGCTCAAGCGTTCGACGCCGAGACCAAAGGTGTTACGGCCAACAACCAGGCCACGCGTTTCGCCAACGCCGATGACATTGCCCGCCAAGAGCTGGGCATCAAGGCTTCGGCCGCCAGCGCCCAACGCGACTACTACGGCGCCCTGCGCGACCGCGCTCAGCGTCCGCAAGCTGGCGACCTGCGCGAGTTCGTCAACGACAAAGGCGAAGTGACCATGGTGGACATCACCGGCCTGCCTCGTGGCAAGGACGGCACGATCCCACTGCCGGCAGGCCTCAAGCCTCGCACCGCCAAACCTTCGGTCACGCCGGAGGCCTATTTCCAGGCGCTCGAGCGCGCCAACAACGTGTACGGCGACCCGGCTCGTGCGCGCATGGCCGTGGACCAGATGTTTGGTCTGACCGCACCCACCGCTCAAGTCGCAGAAACCCTCAAGGCGCTGAACGACAAGAAGGGCGGCAAGGCCGTAGCACCGACTCAGGCGCCCGCACAGACTCCGACCTTGGGGCTACCCCAACGCTTGAGTGGCGCCGTGGCTACCGACAACACCGCAGGCAACCGCAATCAGTTCCTTACCCTGGCGGCCGAGGCCGAGCGCAATGCGCCTGCTTACGCTCAGCAGATCAGCGTGCTGCGCAGCGCACTGGACCGCACCCGCACTCCGGGTGAGCGGGCCAACCTCGAGAACCGCATCGGCGAACTCGAGCAGGACCTGATGCTGTACACGAGCATCCTCGAGCAGCGGGGTGCCCAACGGGGGTACTAAGCCCTACAATCGCTAACAGTAAACAGATTGGGCCCGTAAGATGTTGCCAACCATCAAAGAGCTGCGCGCCGCTGCTGGCGGGCTGGAGAACCTAACAGACGAAGAGATCATCTCCGCCACGTACCCCGCCTACCAGCAGTACTACGGCTCTGTTGATGAGTTCGCAAAGTCGGTCGGCTACGGGGGCGCAGGGCGCGGCATGGCCAGCTCGCGCATCTCTGCCGGCATCGACAACTACCAAGCAGGCCTGCTGGGCTTGGGCGGCGCCGCCTCCCGTGCTGTCGGGCTCGATGGAGCCGCCCAGTGGTTTGACCAGCGCCGCGATGCCAACGAGCAGGCGGCGGCCTACGCTACCCAGCGGGCCCGTGACCTGGGCGCGGTCGACGACTGGCGCGAAGTCGATGGTGTCGGCTCCGGCCTGAACTACCTGGGCGGCCTGGCTGCCCAATCGCTCCCCTACCTGGGCGAAGCTGTCGTGGGCGGTCTTGCCGCTCGAGGCTTAGCCACCGGCGCCCGTGCTGCCCTGCGCGGGGCTACCACTGCCGAAGAGGCTGCTGCCGCAGGCCGACGCCTGGGGGCTATCCAGACTGGCGGCGCTGTTGCTGCCTCTTACCCCTCTGCCGTCGGCGACATCCTGGCCAACCAGCGCGAAGCAGGTGGTGAGGACCTGGGCTCCGCCCTGCTGGGCGGCGTGCCCTACGCTGCGCTCAATGCGTTTGGCGTGGAAGGGCTGGCTGCTCGAGGGCTGCGTCCGTTTGCTGCGGGTGAGGGCCGTCTTGCCCGCATGGCCACAGGGGCTGCATCCACCGCCATCGGTGAGGGCCTGGGCGAAACCGGGCAGGAGCTGGCCAACCAGTACTTCGGCCACATGGCCGTGGACCCCAACGAGACGCTGTTCAACGATGAAGCCAATCGCCGCTACCTCGATTCCTTTGTGGGCGGTGCTGCTCTTGGCGGACTGTTTGGTGGCGCTGGCGGTTTCCGACGTCCCCGCACTGTTGATGAGGGCCAGTTTGACCTGACGGGCCGGGACCAGCCGCAAGGCGACTCCCTGCAACTGGGATTCAGTCCGCTGGCGGGCACCCCGGTCGTCTTCCCCGACGGCACTGTGGCGCTGAACGGCGAACAAGAGCTCGAGGCCCGATACGGCGTCGGAAGCCCCGCAGCGACGATCCCCGACATGGGGGAAACCCCTGTTGTTTCCACGCAACAGGAAGGGAAAACACCTACGACTCCGGGCATTTCGCAGTTCGACGAGGTCGACCAAGGCCTGACGGACATGGGCATCGCCATGGCCAGCGGCAAGAAGACCCGCGAGAAGCAGCGGGCGTTCTACCAGGACGCCGTAGCCACGGGCATCCCGCTCGACAGCGACCTGCTGACGCCCTACTGGACCGCCGTGTCCCAGAACCGCTTTGGTGACCGCACCAAGGTGCTGCTCCAGAACGCCATCGTCCAAGCCAAGAAGGAGGCTGCCAATGTCAGCCAGCCAAGCGCACCTGCCGGACAACCTGTTGGAAGCGGTGATGGACGGAGCGCTGCTCCTGTCGGAAGCATGGGCAATCCAGGATCAGTTCCTACTGGCCAACAGCCAGTGGGTGGAAATGCCGGAAATCCTCAACCCGCAGGTGGGCAAGTTGCTCCTGTGGCAAACGCCGGGGTTCAACGACCTGCCGCTGTAGCGCCGGTCGGCGAGAACACGTCCATCCTGGCAGGCGCCAACGAGCCGGCTTCGCCCGCCAATCTCGACTACGTTGAGGACCAGAACGCGCTGGAGATCGCCCGCCTGACCGGGCAGGGCGGCGTTGCTGAGGCGCTGGAGCAAGACGCGACCGGCCAGCGCGCTGACCGCGAGACTGCGACCGCCGAGGACGCCGAGCGCATCCTGGGCAAGTTCTTCGAGGAGTCGCCCACTGCCGAGCGCGACCGCCAGATTTTCGATGCGTGGCTCACCGCCACCCGCCCGGCTGGTCGAGGCGTCAAGGGCAAGATTAACGCCGCCATCGGCAAGGACTTCGATGTCGGCACCAAGCGCGTCGAGCAGATCACCAACACCAAGAAGCTCGTCGAGACTGGCAAGGCACTGGGCTACTCGGAGGAGCAGGTCTACGAGGCTTTCGGCCTGACCCCGCCCAACACCAAGGCGGTGGACCCCAACGCGGCGGTCAACCCAGAAGTCGCGGCGCTGCGCCGCGCAATCGAAGACTTGGGCGCTCGCGCCAAGGCCGCCAAGGGTGCTGAAAAGATTGAGCTCGAGGCGCAGCGCAAAGAGCTCCAGGGTGTCCTGTCTGGCATGGCCGAGAGCCGTTCCAACGAGGAACGTGGCGTGGTTGCCCGCGCCCTGGCCAACGCAGGGTTCACTATCGAAGAAGGTGACACCACCGGCTGGAGCCTGGACGACAACCGTGAGTGGCAGCGCGAAAGCAGCTCGGGCAACCAGGAAGGCGACGTCCTTCTGCGCTTTGGCAAGCAGATCGACGATCTGCGCTCGGCCATCGAGACGCTTGAGTCCCAAGGCTTGGGCAGCGCCGCCGCTGAACTGGAAGAACTGTCGACCAAGGTGGCCACCGAGCTGGAAGCTGCCAAGGCTGCGCTGCAAGCCACCAAGGTCCCGGCAGCGCCCAAGCGCGAAGTCTCCGCTGACCTGGCCGCCGCCAAGCAGAAGTTCAAGGACGTTGGTCGTGACGTGACCAAGATGGAGCCGGAGGAGCTGCGCATGCTGCGCGGCGAGGCCGAGCGCTTCAAGAACAAAGAGTTGCTGGCCAAGATCGACGCCCAGTTGGGCGCTGCGCCTGTCGCTCCCGCTGTAGAAGCCGAGGCTGCACCTACCGCCGAAGCCCAGACCCAAGAACGCGAGCGCTTCCCCTACCCGCCGACTCTGCCTGGCGCCCCGGCCTACGTCGAGCCTGCTCAGCGCGCGGTCGTGGACTTCATGAACGGGGACCTGACCCGCGAGCAACTGCGCGAGCGCTTCGCCGAGCTGGGGATGACCGTTGCCCAGCAGCGTTCGGTGACCAACCCCATCGAGTGGTTCCCTGCGGACTTCGACGCCGTCAAGGAGCTGATTGACGCCAAGAAGGGGGCCCCCAAACAAGACAGCGGCCAGACGCTGTGGGAGTCCTTGCGCGCGCAGACTCCTGACCTGGTCACTTACGAGGAGCTGACGGGCAACGAGCGTGGCTACTTGACCGAGCTGGCCGACCGTACCAACGGCAAGCCGACCATCAAGAACGAGCTGGGCCTGCAAGAGCTGATGGGCCGCACGACCGACGCACCTCCGTTCGTTCGCCAAAGCCGCAGTCGCTACCGCAGCGCCGACCAGTTCGGCAACCAGTTCGAGTCGGTGGAGGCGTCCCTCGAGGAGCTGACCGGCCACTACCCGAGTGTGAACGTCGCCATCACGCGCCTGCGTGGCATGGGTGTGGGCAACACGCTCGACGCCGTTCAATCCTGGCAGGTCACGCTCGACCCTGTGAGCTGGGATGCGATCTACACCGTCATGGACGGCAAGCCCACCGTCGTGCTCAGCCACGACGCAATGAAAATTCGTGAGATCGGCATTCTCGCCGTCATGCACGAGGTGGCCCACGCCGCCGACGGGGTGCAGGCAGGCGGCAAGTTCTCCGCCGACCGCGAGATGAAAGTCCAACTGGTCAACGGCATGCCGATGGCCATGCGTCCTGGCACCGCCATGGACGAAATCCTCACCCACTTCGAGGACTACGACTCGGGCCTGTCGCAGCTACTCCAGTACCCGCTGGATATGAGCGACCCCGAGAACCGTAAAATGTCCGCACGGGAGCTTCGTGAGGAAGTCTTCGCCCAGGTCTGGGCGTTCTCGAACACCTTCGGCGGCATGGAGTGGTTGCAGGACAACCTGCCGACCACCGCCGCATTCCTGGAGCGCGTCAATGCAGAAATCAAGCAAACCGACTACGGCCAGGCGGGTGCCCAACAAGGTGCTCAGCCAGGACAAGTTCAAGATGGGGCCGCTGGCCAAGGAAGCGTTCAGCGCGCAAGCCGGAGCAAAGCTGTCCCCGCCAGTGCCAAGGAAGAAGTCGGGCTCCTGACGAAGACGCTGCGCACGGCTGCCGGCGCTGCGCTCAACAAGGTCGTCTTCAGCGAGGACCTCTTCAAGCGGGCCTCCGACATGGGCCTGACTGCGGCCATGGACATGGACCGCATCTACCGCGAACGTGCGGCGCTCACCGGCAACATCGAGCGGGAAGTCACCCGCATCGAGAACCTGTACAACCGCATCCCCACGGCGTTCAAGGGCACCGGCCCGCGCAGCGCCAACCAGTTCCTCTACGACTCGACGCGTGAGGCCAAGTGGGGCTTCGCGCCCAAGTGGCGTGGGCAGGCCGCATCCAAGGTGCAGGTCGACGCCGGGATGGCCCAGCGCTTCAAGGCGCTGCCCAAGGAAGCCCAGGAGTGGGTGCGCGCCGTGCTGGAGCACGGTGACAAGATGTTGGCTCTCAAGAAGCAGACGCTGATCGAGTCGACTAACTCCGAGTACGACGCTCTGATCGCGGACGCCCGCGCACGCGGCGAGACCAACAAGGCCGACCGACTGGAGAACGACAAGCAGGCCAGCCTGCGCCAGTTCCAGCGCCTGTTTGCCACCAGCGAGTTCAACCCGTACGCCCCGATGCGCCGCTTCGGCGACTTCGTGGTGGTCGCCAAATCCAAGGAGTACATGGCCGCGCAGACGCAGGCCGAGCGTGCCAAGCTGGAGAAGGACCCCGACCACTACCACGTCTCGTTTGCCGAGAGCCGCGCCTCCGCGCTGGAGCTCGAGCGCCAGCTCACCCAGCAGGGTGCCTTTGCGTCCGTGACGACCCGGGCCAAGGAGGACGCACGCGGGGACATGTATGGCGGCCTGATGGACGCCTTCAACAAGCTGCGCGGCAACATCGAGTCCGAGCTGGGCAACGCCACCGACCCCGAGGAGATTGCCTCGCTGCGCGCCGCGCGCGAGACCGTGGTCGAGTTGTACCTCCAGTCACTGGCCGAGAACTCCGCCCGCAAGGCCGAGATGCGCCGCCGTGCCGTGGCCGGCGAGATCGACATGCTGCGTTCGTTCAGCACCCAGGGCCGGGCCGACGCCCACTTCCTGGCCAGCGCCAAGTACAACCCGCAGGCGCAGGACGCTGTTGTAAAAATGCGACAACAGGCCAAGGAGGGAGGCAAGCAGCTCGAGAAGTCGGATGCCTTCAAGGAAATCCTGGCCCGCCACACGCAGTCCATGAAGTACGAGAACGGTGGCTGGTTTGACGTGGCCAACCGTGCATCTCGCGTGACGTCGCTGTGGATGCTGGCCACGAGCCCGATGTACTACCTCCAGAACTTGACCCAGCCGTTCGTGCTGTCGCTGCCGTTCATGACAGGCAAGCATGACTACAGCCAGGCGGCTGGGCAGCTCATGCGCTCGTACTTCCAACTGGGCGCGCTGCTCAAGAGCGCGAAGCTGGGCGAGGGCTTCGACTTCACCAAGGTCTCCACCGACAAGAACGAACAGGACATGGTCCTCAAGCTCGTCGACCGGGGTCGTATCGACATCGGCATGGACACCGAGCTTGGCAAGGTGAAGCTCGAGGGCGACAGCACCGCCAGCAAGCTGACCAACCGCGCCGACCAGTTCCTGCGCTCGCTCTCCCAGAAGGTGGAGGCCATCAACCGCGTGTCCACCGCGCTGGCTGCGTATCGCTTGGAGCGCAAGGGCGGGGCGTCCCACGAAGCTGCTCTGGAGTACGCCGACCAGGTGATCGCCCAGACCCATGGCGACTACACCCGCATCAACGCTCCGCGTGCGTTCAACACGCCGGCCGGCAAGGTGGCCTTGCAATTCCGCAAGTTCCAGTTGATCCAGCTCACGCTGCTGACCAAGCTGGTCTACAACACCTTCAAGGGCGCATCGCCCGAGGAGCGCGCCGCCGCCCGCAAAATGCTGGCGTTCACTTTGGGTCACACGGGGATGTTGGCCGGTGTCGTGGGCATGCCCGGCTTTGCGGCTGCGGCCTTCATCATCAACAAGCTGGCCGACGCCTTCGGCGACGATGACGAGCCGTACAACCTCGAGAACGAGCTCCGCAAGATGCTGGGTGACGGGGACATGGCTCGCGCCATCATGCGCGGCGCTCCCACCCTGGCCGGCACCGACTTGTCGGGCAAGCTCGGCATGGGCAACGCCCTGTCCATCCTGCCGTACACGGACTTCGAGGCAAGCCGCGAGGGCTTCAACGCCATCGCCACCGGCCTGACGCTGGGCGCCACGGGCGGCCTGGGCGCCAAGGTCTTCGAAGCTCTGGGCAACATCAAGGACGGCGACTACTACCGTGGCCTGATGGGCTTGTCCCCGTCGCTGCTGGCTGGCGGCATCAAGGCTTTCGTGGAAGCCAACCGTGGCGAGACCAACCGCAAGGGCGACGTGCTGGTGAGCGCAGACGAGATCAGCAACTGGGAGAGCTTCGCCAAGCTGATCGGCTGGCCGACCAGTGCCCAGAGCGAGCGCCGCTTCGACCGTCAGGTGGCCTACGACAACAAGGAGGCCTTCGAGAACAAGGCGTCCAAGCTCAAGAACGAGTACTCCCGCGCCGTGCGTGAGAACGATGCTGATGGGCGCCGCGCCGCCATCGAGAAGTGGCAGCGCCTCCAGACAAGCCGCCGCGAAGCAGGCTTCCAGGCCCAGCCGCTGTCAGCTCTGATGAAGGCCCCGCAGGAGCAGGCCAAGCGCGAGCGCAACACCTCGGGCGGCGTGCAGTTCGACAAGCGCAACCGCCAGTTCGTGATGGAACAGACCCAGTAAGGAGAAGACGATGCCGAGCAAAGACCCCCGACTGGCACGCGCAGGCGTGTCGGGCTACAACAAGCCCAAGGCCACCCCGAACCACCCGACCAAGAGCCACGTCGTCGTGGCCAAGTCGGGCGACCAGGTCAAGACCATCCGCTTCGGCCAGCAGGGTGTGCAGGGCAGCCCCAAGAAGGCAGGGGAGTCCGAGGCGTACAAGAACCGGCGCGAGAGCTTCAAGGCTCGCCACGCCGACAACATCGCCAAGGGGAAGATGAGCGCCGCGTACTGGGCCGACAAGGTCAAATGGTGACCTGAGCCTGGTACAAATTTGGTACACCACGGGGGCTAAAACCCGCTATCGGTGTACCAGAGGGGTCATCGTAAGTCGTTGAATTTGCAAGCCAATTCAACGCAGTGTTGTAAAAATGGTGCTGATGAGAGGAGCCTAGGATTCCAGTATCCATGAGGGTTTGCTGGCAGCTTGGTACACCTATGGTGCACTATTGCTTTCATGCCTACCTATCAAACGCGCAATGGACGGGTCCGCGCCATCGTCCGGGTCAAGGGCTTCGAGGCCGCCTCTGACACCTTCCCCACCAAGACCAGAGCCAAGGCTTGGGCGCTCAAGACCGAGGCTGAGATGCGCGACGGCACCTACGTCGCCCCGACCAAGCAGACGTTCAAGGCGGTGGTCGAGCGCTACCTCAAGGAAGAGAAGTGCGACCGTTGGACGACCAACCGACTCAAGGCGCTGCTGCGCGACGAGAGGTGGGTGGAGCTTCCGCTCTCCGAAGTCCACGACCCGGTGGCTCATTGGGTGGAGAAGCGCCGCAAGGAGGTCAAGCCCAACACCGTCCGGCGTGAGGCGACCATCATCTCGAGCGTGTTCACGCACGCCATCAAGCGCTGGCGGATCAAGCTCAGGGCCAACCCCATGCGTGACGTGGAGCTGCCGGCCAAGGACAAGGCTCGCAACCGCAGGGTCCGCGCCACCGAGATCGCTGCGCTGTGGACCCACTTCGGCACCAAGGTGAAGACGACACGCTCGTACGTGCCGTGGATGTTCGAGTTCGCCTGCGAGACCGGCATGCGCCTGGGCGAGCTGACTGAAATCGAGTGGAGTGGGGTGAACCTGGAGGAGCGCTGGGTCTACGTGCCGCCGTCCAAGAACGGTGATGACCGCCATGCGCTGCTCACTGACCGGGCGGTGGAGCTGCTCAAGCTGCTGCCGCGACCGAACGACCGGGTGTTCCCGGTCAACAAGGGGTCAGTGGGGACGGAGTTCAGGGATGCCACGAAGGCGCTGGGCTTTGCTGACCTCCACTTCCATGACAGCCGGCACGAGGCCTGTACGAGGTTGGCCAAGTTCCTGACCGTCATGGAGTTGGCCCGAGTGATCGGGCACAGGGACCTCAAGAGCCTGATGGTGTACTACAACCCGACTCCGGCTGAGCTCGCTGCGAAGCTGCCCGGTGCTGTTCAATCCACTGCTCCACATCCTTCACCGACCACATGAGCTTGCGGCTCGGGGTGTTCAGGCGGGGTGGGAGCTTGTCCGGGTACTTCGATGCGTACTGCTGGATCGTGGTCACCGGCAAACTCAGAGCGACCGCCAGTTCCTTGGCGTCAAAAACGAGTTTCATTGGAGTGCCTCAAAAAGACCCCCGCCCGAAGGCTGGGGGTTGATCCACACAAAGGAGCTAACATGGCGATTAGCGAGGGCATCATACATCGCCGACCGCTTTCTCGCCAACGTCAGTCGCAGGGTTGTTGCTAACCAGTGTTAGGGCGTCCTTGTCCAGTTTGTTGGAATCGACCACGAAGCAGCGGGCCTGAACCAGAGGCACATCCGTACCGCGAGTGAGCGTCACCTTGTCGTGGCGCTTGACCAGAGCGCCTGCACGCTCGAGCGAATCGAGCATTGCGTTGAAGTCGACGCGGTTGGTCATGCACCAGTCGCGCGCTTCCTTCTGGTTAATCATGATGTGCCCGGCATGGGCCCGTGCGTTGGTGTTGCCCAGCACCATGCGGCCCGCGATTACGCCCTGCACGCGGTTGCGTGGCGTTTCAGGTCCTGACTTCTCCTGACGGTTGCGGAACTCCTGGGTCACCAGGATGCGACTTGCGATGGAGGCCATGAAGCGGCTGAACGCGTCCTCGGTCGTCACCGTGTTGGTCTCGGTAACGGTCTCGGCCAGGTCCTTGAGCAGTTGCACCGTGAAGTCGAAGAGCGCATCGAGGTCGAAGTCGATGATGCCCAGCTCCTTGGCCACCTTGGCGATCACCAGCGTGCACGCGCCGTGGTTGCGGTAGAAGCGGTACTTGGTGCCCGGGATGTGCTCGGCCAGTGCGTTCATGACATCGCGCACGGCGTCAGCCAATTGGCGCTGGTGAGTCACTACATGCCGCAGCATCGCATCGCCCGCAGCCCCTGCGTTGGCCTTCATCGCGTCGACTGCGGACTGAACGAGGTCAGCCTCGACGTGAGCATCGGCGTGCAGTTGCACGACCGGGTAGCGGTCCACGGTGATCTGAATGAGACGCACGGCTTCGGCTTGGGAGTTGGCCTGGTTGGTGGCCAGCAACCCATGGAAGTCGCGGTTGCCTGTGACGAACGGCGACATGCGCCACACCGCCGTGTTGGCGAAGCCGACCACGCCGCCCTTGGAGGTCATGCGGACCTTCTCTTCGCCGCGCGAGATGCCGTAGGCCACCGAGGAGAACGTCGGGCCGTCCATGTTGGTCAGCTCGTCGAGCAGCACCGGCAGGTTGTTGAACGCGCCCAGGTACGCCCACAGGCCGTTCTGCGTGAAGCCGTCTTCGGACTTGAGCGTCATCTTCTCGGCGTTGCCGAACGCATACAGCGAGGCGTAGCAGGCCGTAGTCTTGCCCTTGCCGGAGTCGCCGCCCGTGAGTGCTACGAGCAGGCCCTTGTAGAGCTCTTCGCCAAACGGCGTGAGGACCGAGCCCCAGCCCGAGCACACGGCGTACTGCCAATGCTGGGCGCCTGGGCGGTTGTACATGAAGTTGATGGCGCTCGCATAGCGCTCCAGCGTGCCCTTGGCGGGCGGCAGGTGTTGAGCGAACTTGCCGGCCCCGGAGCCGACCAGAACTTTGCGGACCGTGCCGTCCTTGTGGTACAGGCGGTCCCCGACGAGGAACCCGGACATGTCCGGGCGCCAGCCGAAGCTGGTGAGCGTGTTGACTTCTTCGACGTTGCGCTTGAGCGCCTCGAGCTGATCGCGGAGGTAGGCGGCCATGTGGTTTCCTGCGTCCTTGTGGTTCGACTGCATGAGTTCGTACTTGGCCAAGGAGCGCAGCATGTCGGTCTGACTGGCCATCGCCTCCGTGGGCATGTCGAAGTCGCGGACCTTGTGATTGGGCAGGTGCATGCGGATGCCGATGCGATAGGTGCCTTCCTCGGTACGGATGCGAGTCGTTGGGTAGAACAGAATGGTGCTGAATGGGAACGGCTGGAGCACGCCTTCCTTGTCGGGCAGCATGCGGGCCATCACGCCGTTGGAGTACGTGTAGCCGGAGATCAGTGCGGGCACTTCGACCTCGATCTGCTGGCCTTCTTCGGTGACCACTTCCTCGACGGTCTCGGTGTTCTCGGGCATCTGGCGGCCGAGCACGAGCGGCGTCTTGATCTTGCCGCGCATGGGGCAGCCTTCGCACGCGCCACAGCCGTTGGTCTCGAAGAACTCGCAGGTGGTGGGGCCCGCAGACCACGACTCGTAGCGGATGTCCCAGTCGAGCTGGGCGTGGCCAGTCTCTTCGCGGCGTGCGCTCCACTGCTCGGCCAGCTCGCGCCCGTTCTCGCAGTGTTTCAAGATACCGATGACACCGCGCCAGTGTTCGTAGCCCACGTCACCCTGGGTGTCGCGCATCGCAGCCACCTGACCGCACTTGTTGGCCACCTCGTCGGCGTCCACCGGCAGGTCCGGGTACTGAGGCAGGTGGGCGATCAGGTCGTCGTTCAGGCCATTGCTCACGAACTCCCGCTTCGGGGTCTCCTTGATGAGCTTGACGCCATGCTCGACCATGTAACTCTGTAGGGCAGAAGCTAACACAGCAGGCTCACTGGGCGAGCCTGGGCGCTTCACAGCCACTGGTTTTGCTTCGCCGTTCTTGCGGTTCACTGAGCCAGCCGGGCGCAGGATCGACGCGAAGTCGGCGGTACGGGTCGGGTCGGCGATCACGCCGCAGTGGTGCAGCGTTGCCTTCAAGCCCTTGGCGACCTTCACCCACTTGTCGTGGGGGATGTCCTTGGTGAGCGGCCAGTAGGCGTGGATGCCGTTGCCGGAGTCCACCAGCATGGGCTTGGGCCAGCCCACTTCCTTGGCGAAGGTGTCAATGGCCACGGCCGCATCGCGCTTGGTCAGGTAGCCATCGCCCTTGGCGTGCTTCTCCTCACCGCAGTCGATGTCCACCCAGAAGCTCTTGGCACGGTGCCAGTTCTCGGGGATGCGGTACTTGCGCTTGGTCTTCTCGCCGTCCTCGATCTCGATGACAGCGCGCTGGTAAGTGGCGCAGGCGTGGTAGATGGACAGGCTCTTGCTGCCGGCCATGTTGTCGATGGCGTCGGCCATCGTCTCAAGGTCCGTGTAGACCTTGTGAGCAGGAAACTTGTAGCCTTCCTTGAACAGGGCCAGGTAGTGGATACCGTGCTCAGGAAGAATCGTTTGGAGGAACTCGAGGGTGTTCATGTCACCCTCATGCGATACCGCACGCTCCTGTTGGGAAAAAACAACACATCACAGACTCCAGAAAAGCGAAAAGCCCGACGTGCGGGCTTGCTGGGTAGAACCTAACTCAGGCGGCGCCTGCGTCAGCGGTGGCTTCTGGAGCCTTGGGTGCGTTGGCGGCTTCTTGAGCCTTGACTTGCTGGAGGATGTGGTCGAGGACGCGGCGGGAGACCTTGTGGGGCAGTTCGTCCAGCGCGGCGAAGATGACGTTAACTTGATCGGCTGTCAGATTGATGTTGAATTCCATGGTGCGCTTTCTGTGTTGTTGGTGTTAGGAGGAAAGGGGGCTGGGCCCCCTCCCGATCAGTCGTCGAAGTTGATGCCGTCGAGGTCCAGGTCCACGTCGTCAGCGACCACTGCGGCCGGCTTGGCGGCGGGCTTGGCCTTGGCGACGGGCTTCTCGGCGGCTTGCACGGCCTCGGCCACTTCGTCGTCGGTCACGGTCTTGGACTTGGAGACGACCGGCTTGGCAGCCGCAGCCTTGGGCGGGGTGCCGGACAGAGCCTGCTCGACCTCGGGGTCGGCGGCGGGCTCGGCGGGCAGGGCCATCGGGCTCGAGCCCAGGATGTTGGACACCACGTCCGACTGCACCATCTCCTGCACTTCGCCGAAGGCGGCGTCATCCAGGAAGCCCACGGGCTTGAAGGTCAGCTTCGGGGACTCGGCTTCCTGATCGAAGCCGATCTTGGTGACCACCATGTTGTAGCCCACGCCGCGCTTGGCCAGCATCTGGCCGTACTCGCCCAGGGCCTTGATGGAGGCGGGCGGCACGCGCAGCAGCATCGGGTCGTTGATCTGGCCGGCGGCGGCCACGGCCATGCGCACGGTGTCGTTACAGGCCTTGCCCTTGGAGGCGCCCTTCTCGGTGATGCGCGAGCCCCACTGGTTGTGCGGGCAGGTGGCGCACTTCTTGGCCTGCGGGGTCTGGGCGTCAGCGGCCGGGGCGATGCCGTCGCTGGAGTAGCAGTCGGGCTTGGCGCCTTCGCTGTCCTTGGGGTCGTAGCCCTTGAGGTAGAACACCTTGCTCGTGCCCTTGTTGGCCTTGAGCAGCACCACGTCGATGCTGGTGGCCGGGGACTCGGGGTCCTTGGGGTTCGGGAGCACCACGCGCTCACCGTCGCGCACCACTGCGAAGACCTTGCCCTTGATGGAGATCACCGGGAAGCCGCCACCGGCGTGGGCCGTCAGGTCCGAGTTGATTTCTGCGACGTTGAAGGACTTGAGGTAAGAGGGCAGGTTCTTGCTGCCGTCGAAGGGGATGATGTTCATGTTGATTCCTGTGTGGGGGTAGAAGTTTACGCGGAACGGCGGATGTTGACGACACGTTCCTCGCGGACGTTGATGCCCGGGGGCAGCTCGTCGTCGTTGGCGGAACGGAACTGCTCGACTGCGGTCTTGGAGACGCGCACTTCCAACAGAGCCCATTCCTCGTTGGCCTTCACGAAGTCCATGAAGGCGTCACGGTCAGCGATGCTGGCCGAGGTACGCACGGTGGCGTATGCGGTGCCGAACTCGGTCTTGACGGAGTCCATGCCGGTCTGATTGAACACGTCGAGGAGCTTGGCCTCGAGCTTGTCCATCTTCTCTTGAAGGGGTGCCACTTGGGCGTCGAAGTCTGCCTTCATCTGGGCTTTCTGGTCGCGCAGCTTGATGTACAGACTAACGGCTTCCGAGAGTTTCATTGTTAGCTCCTGTTGTATGACGATGAATGTAGTTGCTCAGGTTCGGGTTGTCAAGGGGTACCTCCTAACTTTCGGGTCGTTCTTTCATCATGTCGAGCAGCAGTCCCTGCATCGACTGCTTGTCCTGCAAACGCTTGTACACACGTCGCTCCACGTCCGAGCCTGCGATGTGCACGATCACCGTGGTCCGGGTCTGTCCGGGGCGGCGCACCCGGGCGCATGCCTGCTCGTAGACCTCGTTGCTGTGCACCGGGGCGTACCAGACGATGGTGGTCGCGGCGGTCAGGGTCAGCCCGTGGCTCATGGTGGCGGCGTTGGCCACCAACACCCTGGGGTCCACGCCACGCTGGAACTCGCTGAAGATGCGGTCGCGCTCGCCCTTGCTGGTGCCGCCATGGATGGTCTCGACCGTCCAGTCCTTGCGCAGCTCACTGGCCACGGCCTCGAGTGCGCCGGTCAGGGGCACGAACACGATCACCTTGCCTTCGGACTCCTCGATCACTTCCTTGAGCACGTCCAAGCGGGGCTTGGCCGGCAGCACGACTTCGTCGCCACCTGTCCCGTAGGCGACACCACATGCGATCTGGATCAGCTTGTTGGCCTTGATGGCCTCGTTGACCGCAAGAATCTGCCCACCCTGGTACTCGGTCGCCAGCTTGGACAGCATGTCCTTGTAGGCTTTCTTCTGTTCCGGGGTCATCTCCACTTCGCGGGTGATGAAGGTTTGCTCGGGCAGGTCCGTGCAGTCGTCCAGGCTGAAACGGATCGCGGGTTGCATCATCTGGTAGACGACGTCGTTGGCCTCGGGGCGGGGTACCCACTTGAACTGCGTGAGCTGGCGCATGACGCGGTCGCGGAACGCCGAGAAGTACTTGGGCACCAGCGGGTTGTCGGGGGTCACCAGTCGGCACTGCGCCCATGCGTCGGTCGGTGCGTTGGGAGTCGGCGACCCCGTCATGCCCCACACACGGCGCACGCTCTGCTTGTTGCAGATGTTGTTGAGAATCTTCCAGCGCTCGGTGCTCGAGTTGCGGGCCAGGGCCAGCTCGTCGATCACGATCAGGTCGATGTCCGGGCGGTTCTTGAGCTCGTCGGCGATGGCCGGCAGTCCGTCGATGTTGATGATGTAGACGTGCACGTCCTGCTTGAGGAGCTTGAGCCTGCGCTCTCGCGTGCCATGCAGCACCGCGCAATCCAGGTGAGGGAAGGTCTGGAAGACCGAGTCCGCCCAGGTGCGCTCCATCGTGGACAGCGGGCACACCACAAGCATTTTTGTCACTTGCTTCGTGCGCCGCAGGTAGTCATACGCCCAGAGGGCGCTGTTGGTCTTGCCGGTGCCCATGCCATTGAGGCAGTAGGCCCTGCTGTGCATCGCCAGGAACGAGGCGGTCTCGCGTTGTGCGTTGAAGGGATCGTGCCGCCCACTGACCTTGGGCCACTGATAGTGGATGGGCATCGGGTCCGGCACGTCGAACCCCAGGTTGCGCAGCACCCGGGTCTCATCCGGTCGGTGCGGCACTGCCACGATCTTCTGTCCTTTGTGGTCCACCACGACTGCGGTGGGGATGACAGTCGTTACTCGCGCCGGGTTGCGCAGCTTGAGTACGACTGCCTTTTTGTCTTTGTGAATCAGCATGTGAGTTTCATTGCGGTGAGTACGGCCATAACGCACTCGTCAGTTTGTTCGAAGGGCATCTCGTGGATTTCAGGGTCGTCTTTGACGCGCCATCGAACCATCAGTTGGTACTGCGTGACGTCGAACATCAGAGAGATGCTTGTGACCCGCTCCGGGACCGTCCTACCAAACCATGGGAGCGCCAAGGCTCTCGAGTACATCGGAGGACGGTTCCAGCTCGCGTCACTTATCCGGGTTGTAGCTGCCACTGCCACGGCGCCACCCCCTGTTCTGCTCACGAGACTGCACCGCCAGGTTGCTCTTGGCGTTGCTGCCGCCGTTCTCGAGCGACTTCTTGTGAGCCACGTCCTTGCCGTCGCCGACACGAACCTTGCCCTGCTTCATCATCTCACGGCGTGCCGCGTTGTTGGCAACTCGCTTCTTCACTTCCTCGGGTCGGGCGTTGTACGCCTTCTGGTACTCGAGCTTGCGCTTGGTGCTCTTGGTCATAGGTTGTATCCCTCCAGGATGTCGAACAATGGAATGAGGCTGTCTGTGCTGTCGGCCACGACGGCGATTCCGCCGTGCGCCTTGATCTCGTCAATAACTCGCTGCTGGTTGGCAGTCACGGTGTGCATCTTGCCCGGTGCCTTGGTCTCGATGGCTATGAAGGTGCCGCGGTAGCAGCAAACGAAGTCGGGGATGCCGACCTGGCCCATGCCGTTCTGCACGGGTTGGTAGTACCAGCACCCCTTCGCCTTGAGGAAGTCACGCACTGCTTTCTTTACTTTTCCCTCGGGAGTCATCATCAGGCCTTCTTCTTGTTGAACTCACACGAGGTGACTGGGCACCAGCCATTACACAGACCGGACGTTTTTGCGGGCCAACGGTCACGCTCGTAGGCGGACTCTAGCTTGGCCACACGGGGAAGGAAACCTTGCCAGACCACGGGGAGCTGGTCTCTTGTCACCTTGCCCCAATCGAGCTTGCGCTCCTTGAGCCAGACGAAGCCGGTGTTCACGACCGACACCTCTGGGTGATGGGCGAAGACGTAAGTGGCATACAAATCAAGCTGTTCCGTGGGCTTGCGCTTGCCAGTCTTGTAGTCCATGACGGCTGCCTTGTTGCCGTGGATGACCACCAGGTCGGCGATGCCACGGGTCCAAGAGCCCTTCCATTCTGTTGGCTGGAAGTTACGGTCCAGTGCGTACTTGAACTCCGTCAATTTCTGGCCGGGCAGGGCAGCGATCTTGTTAGCCAGCGTTTGCCACTGGGTCATGCCCTCGGGCAGCAACTCCCCGTGGAGCATGAAGTTCTCGAACGCGGTGTGCACTCGGGTGCCCCACTCTGTATGGACAGTGGGCGGCTCGATGACGTCCTTCTTGACCTTGGTGTGATAGAACTTGCGGGGGCAGGTCTCAAACGTGTCGAGCTGCGAGTACGTCCATGCAGGGTTTGTCATGTGGCTCCAATGGGGTTGCGCCCCAGGGCACCATTTGGTGGCTGGGGGCGTCGTTTGTTTGTATCTACTCTATCACTTCTTTAGGGCGTTAGCTAGTGCCTTACCGAATCCCGTCTTAGGGGTTTTCGGCACCTCGACTTTGTACTTTCGCTTGACCGGCCCGTGGGCCTTGGCCTCGGCGATCAGGGCGTCGAGCTCGTGCTCTTTGCGGTCCCAGAAAGCCCGGATGGCCTCGTTCTTCTCGACCCACGGCATGTCGCCCTTGGTGGCCAGGTACTGCTCGCGCTCGCGGTTCCAGACCTCGTACTGGCGCTTGAGCGTCTTGGCCTGCACATCCTTGGGCTGCTTCTTGCCGGTCATCAGCTCCTCGAGTTCCAGGACCTTGCGATCCCGCTTCCTCTTGGCGGCCATGTACTCGCGCTGGTAGTCGTTCTTGCCGCCGCGTTTGAATTCCGCAACGGCGATCAGGTTCTCCATCGCTGTGACGTTCTGCCGACCAATAACCAGTAGCTCGTTCAGAACTTCTGCGTCTTCCTTAAATGGAAGTGCGCGTGGTTTCTCAACAGTGTTGCGCAACTTCTTGATGTGATGGTGGAAATAGGAGGAGTCCACCAGGAACTGAACCGCTTGCCGGGCTCGCGCCGCGTCGTACCGGATCATGTATTAGCCTGTGCCGTCGTGTAAGCAACCTCCGCAGGCTACACCGTGTTGACTCCTCCTTCAAGTTACTTCGCTTCGCCGTAGCAATCTGCGATGTCACCTTCACTCCATGTCACAAGTTCCGGCCACCAACTGACACCCGCACGCATGATGCCTTGCAGCGTATCGAGGTGCTCCTGTGCCTGCTTTTCAGGCACTACGTACACCAGCTCGTCGTGCACCATGAGTGCTGGGCGTAGGCCGGTCTGCTTGAAGAACTTCACGGCATGCTCGGCGATCACGTCGCGGGCAAGCGCCTGCACCAGGTTCTCCACGCCCTTGCCGGCGTAGATGCGTGCGCGGCTGCGGCCGTTGCCGTACCACCATTCGGCCTTGCCCTTCTCGTCGGTCTGGCGCACCAGGTCCGGGTAGTAGATGCGGCGTCCGCTGGGCAGACGCACAGCCTCGTGCTCGGTGATGCAGTGGCCCCACGGGTCGATGGCTTCCTCGGTGCCTTGCTTGATGGCGCGCAGACAGTCCTGGAACCTGCGCCAGCCGTTGGCGATCTCGCCGTGGGCCTCGCGGTAGGTCGTCACCACCCGAGTGGCTTCGTCCAGGTCCATGTCCACACCGCCCATCAGCTTGGCGACCTTCTGGAACGTAGCACCGCCTGCGCCGAACCCCAGCCCCAGATGTGCAACCTTGCCGACTTGCCTCTGTTCTTTAGAGACTTGTGCCTCTTCAATTCCGTACAGATCGTTCGCAGCAAAGTACTTGTACAGGTCTGCCTTATCAGGGCTGGCCGCAAAGAGTTCCATCGCATAGGGCACCTTCCAGAGAAACATGTTGACGCGCAGCTCGATGCCGGACAGGTCAGCCACGATGACCTTGTGCCCGACAGGCGCCTTGAGAGACATGCGCAGCGCGTCCGACGGTCTCGGCTTGGGGCCGATGCGCGGCAGGTTCTGCATGTTGTACTGCTCACCAGACCAGCGGCCAGTGGTGTCCGCCCCTGCGTACTTGAGCGGAACGGGCAGCTTGCCGTCGCACGCATCAGCAGCTCGCAGGAACGCCTCGAGGCGGGTCTCCAGCAGCGTGGACTTGACCTCAAGACGGGCGCGGGCAGCAGCGGCTACGAGCGGGTTGCTGTGGTTCTGGAGCGCGATGAACTCGTCGTCGGTCTTGGCCAGGGCTGCGGTCGGCTTGCCCGTGGTCTTGCTGATCTTCGTCGGCGTCTCGACCCCCAGCTCGTTCAAGAGCTGGCCGAACTTGGCGGAGCTGGCGAGCATGGCCCGCACGTCTTCCTCGAGGTCCGGCTGGTTGAGCCCGAGCGCGTCCGCAGCTTCGTGTGCGGTGTCCAGCCCCAGCGTTTTGGCCAGGTCCAGCAGCGACTGCTTCTTCTCGGCCTTCACGTCCTCGAGCGCTTTGTCCACCAGGCTGTAGCTCAGGATGAACTTGGGCTCCACCAGCATGCGCGTCGTCATGTCGATGAGCAGCATCTCCTGCTTGGGGAAGCTCGGGTACAGCTTCTTGAAAATCTCGTAGCACAGCTCGGTGTCGACCTTGTTGTACTCGGTCATCGCAGCTATCTCTTCGGGTGTGAAGTCACACAGGTGCTTGCCCTTGGTGTTGGTCGCCTCGAGGTCGAGCTTCTTGCCCACGCCCAGTTCGGCAGCCAGCTTCTTAAGGGATACGCCAGTGAGGAACTTGCCCCCGACGTTGACGCCCGTCTTGCTGTACTGCGAGCGGGCCATCGCTGCGGTACATCCATACATCTTGGGGCGCACTCCCATGCGCCAGGCCAGAATCATCGAGTCGAACCCCGACATGTTGTGGCCGACTGCCATCGCGTCCGACCAGTCGATGGATTGCAGGTACTCGCGTATCGTCTCCTCCCCGAAGAGCACGTAGGTCGGCTCACTGCCGATCTTGATGGAGACCGACTGAATCTCCGTCTCGGGGTGCATGATGTACTCGGTCGGAGACATCTTGCTCAGGGTGTGGTTCGAGTCCCAGTAGGTCTCGAAGTCCAGGAATATCGCTTGCATCAGTAGAGTCCTTCCAGGTCGGGCGGCGCGTACTTAGGACCCTTGGCGATCTTTCCGTGCTCGTTGAAGATGGGGTGACCTTCGTCATCGAACTTGCTCCAGTTGGATGTGTTCACACGCTCGATAGCTTCCGCGCCGTCCATGCCAGCGCAGTGCGCAGCACCGATGCCAGTCACTACCTGATCGGCGATGGAGTCGAGGAAGTCCTTACGGCCATGAATCTTAGCCTTGCCTGCGCCGCTCTTGAGTCGCTCGGCCAGGCGCAGCAACGCCTTGTGCGCCACACTCGCTTCGCGTGCGGACTCGAAGTCGAACGCCAGCGCGTCGAACATCTCGCACACCTCCTCGAAGTGGCACCCGAGCTGCACGTTGAAGTGCTCCTCGGTAGGTTGGGGGCGGGCACGAACGTGCCACAGGTCTATGCTTTCGACGGTCATTTACTGCTCCAATGCGTTGATGGCCATGATCCGAGCGATCACGTCCGTTACCTTCTCGTCGTCCTTGACGATGTAGATTTCGTGTTGCCAGTCGCTGTGATGCGACTTGGTGGGTCGGTATTGAGACATCTTCACGAGCTTGCCGTTCGCGCACTTGATGACGGTGAACTGCATCTGCGGCATGTTGATGTCGGTGGGGTCGTTGCGGGCGACCTCTGGGGTAGCGATGGCCGCGCCGAAGCTGTCGCTGTCCTTGGCGGTCTTGGCTGCCTTGAGCGCGTTGTGTATGAAGCGCCCGATCTTCACGGTGAGCCAGCTCATGCCTTGTCCTCCAGCCTGAACGCCACGATCTGCGCGGCGATGATTTCGTTGACCTCGGTGATGGACGAGGCGATGTGCGTCTCGTACTCGTAGCCTTCGCGGGTGCCGATGCTGACCACATAGCCGTTGGTCACTTGCAGCACTTCGATGTTCCCGTGGAACACCTTCTTGTTGTGGCTGTACGTCTTCGCCACCTTGGCGGCCACGCCATGCCCAACTGCCTGGCCGAGCGCGGTGCCCTGCGCGGCGTTAGCCAGTCCTGCCCCGAACATGCTGTGTAGTAGGTCACCCATTGAGTCGCTCCTTCAGGTGGTCAACGACTAACGTCGCGTAGCCGGAGATGTCGTGCCACGAGTCGATGTAATCGGGGTCACCGTTCACGATGCGAGCGATCTTGTGGCAGATCATGTCCAGCGCTTCCTTGTGCACGGCGGTGAACGTGTCGTCCATGCGAGCGCGTATGGCGTCCTTCAGTTCTTGGCAAAGCGCCGCGTTGTCCTCGAAGGTGCCGTAGCGGCCGCCGCGCTCCGCGAGCGTGTTCTGAATGTCAGTCATTGCGTTTTCCTGTTCTCGGGTTGAGGTTCATTGCTTCCATCAGCTTGAACACCTTGGTCTCGATGCGAGCCAGGCGCTTGCCGGTGGGTTGGTCTTGGGCGAACTCGAGGCGCTCGAGGTCTTCGGCGTCCATGCGAGTGGGCAGACCCATGTGCTGCTGGATGCGGGCGATTCGGGTCTCGATGCGAATGAGGCGTGCTGTGAATTCGTCGTTGTCGGTCATGTCCCTTCCTTGTTACTAACGATTGGTGTCACCAGGCGTAGCTCATGCTCACGACGTACTAACTCTGTAGCACGTTCGATGTCCTTGACTACACACAGGTCGAGTTGAGCGTCATGGAGTTCCATGACGGTGTTGAGTGCGGCCATCTCCGGGGCACGTAGTATGAACCGGTTGTTAGCTGCTCCCCTAGTCCCCACGGCACGCAAGGCTTCAAGTCCCTCTTTCACAACATCGCCGTACTGACGGCCGAAGCCCATGCGGTACAGTGCCTCGGTGACGTTCAACGATGCGATCAGCGTGTCGATGTCGGCCCGAGTGGCCCGGCCTTGGGTGAGGGCGGCGAGCGCCGCGTGGTTCTTGATCTTGAGGGTCATGAGGATTCCGCCGTGCTGAGCGATGGGGGTGAGGCTTTCCTTGACGTACGCCATGGTGTCCAGGCGTACGCCCTTGGGGCGGTACTTGCTGCGTTTTCTCATCGGCTGTTGACGTACTTGACCCAGCACTTGGCGCAGAACCACTTGTTGCGCATGTCGACGCCGCCCGTGGCCTCTGCGTTGCTGCCGCACTTGTCGCAGACCTTAAGGGGCTGCGAACGCCGTTGTTTCTCCTCCATCGTTTCGGGGCGAGAGCTTCTCGAAGGCGTTGGCTGTGTTCTGGAATTCATCGAGTATCTGTGGGTTGGTTACGGCGAGCCAGTTCATGAACTGGATGAGCTTGGCGTTGACGTTGGAGA